TTCCCTTCCCAGGCCCCCCCCCCCCGCAGGAGACGGGAAATCTGTAATCCATTACATCTCAAAGGTAATAAAAAAGAGCCAATCTCACTTTTGAGACTGGCTCTTTTCCTTTTTTGGGTAGGGACTATGCTGAAGCTGCTACCAGCTCTCGGTATAGCTCTTTGTCGGTGGTCTCACCCGCGAAGCATCGTACCAGAGCCTGCCCGATAGCTACCACCTTCGGGTTACCCCCTGGCAGTGCCAGCTCACTCACCGTCTTACGCATCTCAGATGCATTCAACGGCACGTAGCTAGTGGACACGCCTTCCTTGCTGGCCGCTTTCTTGACATCTCCTGGACCCACAGCCTCACCCTTCTGGGCAGCAGCACCAGCCGGCGCAGTAGCGCGGGCTTGTTTGAGTTTGGCAGCCTTCTCTGCGATGAGCTTCTCCCGTTTCTCGAACTTGAGATTGAGAGCCTCATGGTTCTTTTGAGCGGCAATAAGGTCAGCCTCAGCCACTTGCCGATCCTGTTCGGCTTTCTTGAAGTTGGATGCCGCTTCTTTCTTAGCCTTGGCATCGGGCAGCTTGGACTTGGATATATCATAGGCAAGTCCAGCAGCCCGCGTCTTCTCTTCGAGGAGAGCCTTAGCGTCTGCCACTTTCTTCTCAGCCGCTTGGACTTCCCCAAGTGCCTTGTCGCGTGCTTCCTTCTCCTCGGCCTGTTTCTTCTCTTGGGCAAGCAACTTCTCCTCATCCTTCTCTTCTTGCTCAAGAGCCTTCTGCCTCTCGTTCTCTGCCCGTTCAAGGACGGTGGCTCGCTTCTCTGCCGGAACCTTGGTCAATTCGTAAGCAGCTGCGACACCCACTCGGCCATCGTGAATCTTCTCTTGGATGGCTTTGGGCAGGTCAAGGAACGACATGGTCATGTTGATGAACGAGTTGGATGCAGGCTGGACCTTGTTACCCTTACGGCCCCCTGGACGTGCGAATATCTCCCGCACCTCCATCTTGGTCAACCCGGAGTCCAAGAGACTCTTGATTGCCACAGCCTGATCCATTGGGGATTGATTCTCCCGCTCCATGTTCTCTGCCAACTGGCGACGGAGACGCTCTTGGGGAGTGGGAATGGGACGAACGATTGCGGGAACGGTCAACCCGGCCCCAGTAAGGTTCAGGGTAGCTACCGCTGCCAGCCGATAGAATCCGGTAGTCAGACGGTACTTCTGCCCATTGCGGGTCTCTGCCAAAGGCTCAACCTCGACAGGTTCCAGCACTTCCCCACGCTCAAGGATGCTCTTTGCCAGAGAATCCACGCGGGACTGTTTGAGACCGTATCGGGTATTGCTGTCTGCCAGGATAACTGCGGGATCGAGACGGACTAATTCACCACTTGATACTTCCTTTGCTTTTGCCATTGTTATCTCCTCTTAGATTTTACTGCGGGGAACTGTGTCCAAAGTATGCGCTGCCTCACACTGGTTTCTAGAGTGCTACCAGTAACTCTCACCATATAGAGGTGAGTCACATACTCTGGACTCGCGGATTATTCACCGAATGCGAAACCTTGTCAAGATAAATCGGAGTACTATAACCAAAATATCCTCAACTAATTCTGTAATGATTACACGAAAGGGCACGCCAGAACAGGGACATACCCAAAGATGCGCCCAAAATAGAGCACTGTAATCACCCTGTAATGGCTCAAGGACTGGCAAAATAAGGGCATTCAATACTTGTCCCACACCTTACCAAGAGTCAGTTTCTGGTTATCCGTCAGGCTACGTCTGCTAGTCCATTGGTCTGAGATAGACTCGACAAACCCCTTCTCCCACTGAGTCAACCTAGTCTCAGCCTCAAGGTGAGACAGGATATAGTCAATGGCTTTGTCTGTCAGCTCTGATAGTTCCATATGCTACTTCCCATTCCATGCATGCCCAAACCATCTGATAGTGCTATACAAAAGTCCTGGCTCTGCCTTCTTAGGCCGCTCAGATCGGAGCACTCTAAAGCTCCATATGCAGATTACTAAGATTGCAATAATTGTAGTCATTTACTCCTCCAACTGTTCCCTCAAGTCCTGAATGGCCTCTTCTTCTGTAGAACCAAACCCCTGTGCTCTTGCGCGTCTGGGAGAGTCTGGTGCGCCATCATAGGTATCTGAGTCAATCGCAGACCAATCGTACTTATTATTCGGTATGGGCTTACGCCAGTAATTCGTCTCGATTCGCATACACCCTCACTCTACCCTCAACCTTCGCCACGCAAACTGATTCCTGAGTGTACCTAATAGCTCGGCCCTACGTACCAGCACAGCCTTGTAGAAACTGGTGCAATGATGACAGAGATCGTGCCTGTTAAGGGGAAGGCTCACCGAACCACATCCTAGGCATCGTCTCCATGTAATCATTACAGTTTGTGCCTCAGCCATAAACGCAAAAAGAAGAGTTTGACACGAGCACTCCACATCACCATACGTGGAAGTCTACCTGGGTACAGAGCACGGGGCAGCACATTATGTCTGTGGAATTGGGATAGATCAATGGGGGAGAATACAGCGTAGGAAGGCTCAAATCCCCAGTCTACGCCAACCCAATATCGGGTTAGCACTCTTCCGATGAATGCGCCACCCATCTCGCAAATCGTCTTGACCGTGACTTGTCGGCCACTAGGCAATGTGTAGTGTCTCGAATCGTACATCTCACCCATCACAATGTTGCGGGTAGTGCCGGTGTGGTGAGTCCTTCGCCCCGGCCACCAATCTCTACTTAGAGCGTTAGTCATCTACCAGTCCCCGCATACGCTATCAACCCTGACCTTCCGTAGCGTCTGCGGGCCAGTACCTTCGAGTGCGCACAAGGGCCACGCCTATTACCCCTTACGACTGCGTAACAACCATCCTTGTATCTCTTGCAGCGGAGTCGAGAGTTGCTGTGGCGCATGTCAGTTCACATCCTCATTTGATGGAATCTCCCAATCTCGTAGTTCCCTATCCTCATGTTGGACGTAACACCATACCCACCAGCCCCACTTACCCCCTTGCGGTATGTATTCACTTGGGATGTATCCGTCAAGCAGCAACCCATCATCAGAAGGGGCGTTAATGTCTGGAACATAATCAGTCTGTATTCTAAATGGAGCTTTAATCACAGAGCCTCCTTGTTATGCTATGGATGATACGTGCTTCGCACTTCTCATCCGCTACTCAACGTGGGTCACCAATGGTTTGTGTAAACAGGGTTATGGCTCTGGGTTTGATTGTACACACAATGTGAAACTGTTGTCAAGTGTTATTTTCAACTTTGTTTGGGTTAGCTCCCAGCCAAAATATACAAAAGTACCCCAGCCGTGAGCACTATGAACACTAGCCACTTGAGCATCCTCAAACTGGCTATTTGTGAGTGAGTCAAACGGTTAGGGTTAGTCACCCAAAAGGGTTGCATCGCGCGGAGCCTACGGATACGTTGCTCACGAGTGAGTAGGTCCCAGTCGTTAGGATTCATATTCCTGTAACCCCCTCAGACTTTGCCCAAAGATATAGCCCCTCATCATTGAGAATCCACATACGACGTTCTGCATCGTTGATAGGGAGTAGGGGACCATTCTTCGATCCATAAGGTTCCGCTAACCTTTCGTTGATTGCCTCACTCAACTCTTGTCGATGCTGTTCGATAAATTGCTGTAGAGTCATTGGTGAGTCTCCATTCTTGGGAATGTATCCCCTACTGCCAATCATATAGATTGGCAGTCGGTGAGACACTCACTAGGCAATCTGATAGTCTTGGGCAGTCAATTCAATGATGACATCCAAGGCTTGTGTCTTGAGGGTCGCCCCAGAGCCAAACAAAGCAGACTCAGACCGTGCTACGGCCATCTTCTCAGGCTCAGAACCATTCCCCCGGGCTGTCCGCACATGATCCGTGTACTCGGTTATCGCGTTGAGTAGGTTGTAGGCCGTCCCTTTGACACTGGGGAAGGCATTGGCATCGTTGTGAGCGTACAGGCTCAACACTTCCCGTACTGTGTTCTCTCGCCGGGTAGTGTTAGCCTTCTCATCGGCTGGCATGGGGAACAGCCGGTCAAGGATAGCCTTTGTGGACTCGCGGGTAAGTTTGGTTTCCGCAAGCATGAGCATCTTATTCTTGAGCAGGATTGCCGTGCTCTTGACTTCAGAGAGTTGTTCGAGTGCCCTATCCATGCGGGACTTGGCACTGGCCGTGTGCTTCACCCGGAACGCTGAGCCACGCTCCCCCAGAGCCACGGTCAAGGTGTTCTGGCAGACAACGCGGGTATCCACGAGCTTTGCTGTGTATGACATCGAACCATCATGTGAGGTAGCTACAAGCAAGTAAGCCTTGTGCTCATCCCCGCCGTCAATGATGTAGTCCGCATCGGGGATTCGGGCCATAACCCAGATTTGTTCCCCATTCCCCAAGCCCCCGGCACTCTCATACTTCGCGCCATTGGCTTGAGCAAGTAGATCATCACAGAATGTGAAGGCTTCCCGATTCTGAATCAGTTGATAACTGTCGCCAACGATGCCCAAAAACGCGCCGTCGTCACTCCGGGTTGTGGCCATGTGCCCTTGAGCCTCTGTGACCGTGCCCAGGGCATTGCGGAAGTAGAGTTGCTTCTTGACTACTTCCCAGTTGAGATCAGCAAGTTGAATTGCTTCTGCCCAGGTTACTGCATTGGGTGTGCGCTGGCCTAAACGATGCCATGCCGCATCCCTATCTCCAACACAGAACATGCCGGTTACTCCGTTTCGATTCATCAGGTTATGTGCCATTACTTGTATCCATTCTACCCGTCTATCCGGGTTGTAACGTTCGCCCTACTGTTTTGGGCTTTATGGGAGTATTTCCCATGTGGCACACTGTAATGATTACAGTGTGTCATGTGCGAAACACTCATATATCCCCCTCGCGGGTTTCTCCGCTAGTGAAACCTTCCCATATTCCCTAAACCTTGTCAAGTACCATTTTACTCTAGTACTTACATTTATTTTCCTCCTATAATCCTTGCCCTATCTCATGCTTGGCCTATTTTACTGTAATCCATATTGGGGGGTTGACAAGTCAGTTTTAGGGTGACAGCGTATGTCTCGCAGCATAATTGCGGCCAGCGTATGTGTACTCAAACCTCGCATGTCATCCCGCTTCTACTCCTCTGAACGCGCTAATCACATCACCGTACATCCCAGCAACATAACCCTCCCAACGTACACGGTTACCCGGATTAAAGCAGAGATGATGGTAGCTCGCGGCCAAGCAAAATGGATCGTGGGCACTCGCCGTTTGCGTGAAGTAAATGGCAAAGTGCGAGGTGTCGGTGTCGAGTGGCGTCCCCGGCAAAGTGGTGGATTCACTGTGCTTCAACTCACAGAGCCAAAGGCTAAGACATCGTGGCGTGCGCGCCTAGCACGTTGAGTTACAGCGGAGCGAGTACCATGCGAAGCATGGGACTCGCGGAGCTAATAACAATGGAATCCCAAGTGGCACTCCCACACAATTTGGCCGGGCTGCTACTTGTAATGGATTACACTTGAGCATGGGCTAGTGCTAATGGTCATGGTAGTACCGGCACTGATAGTGGGTATGGTGGGGGTATACGTAGGCCACCTCCCCGCTGAGAAGAGACGTGCCCCCGGTCTGATAGTGGCGCTCCAAAAAATTCAATCCAAAAATGGACCGTGTAATTTTTACACGGTGTAATGATTACACTATGCTAGTCCCCATACCCATCACACAAGAGCAACGAGATCAGGGCCTACTAGTCCATTATCGCCGCCCTGGAATACCCGCTGACCCTGAGCCTAAGCGCTGCCTGATATGTAAGGTTAGGTTATACACAGGCAAGATGGCGGTAGGTAGGTCAGTGGCTAAGTATTGTGTGGGGTGCCAACTAGACCATGCGTCCCCCGCTAGGCAAAAGGCCAAATATCTAGCCTCCCTACTTGTAATCATTACACTCTTCCTACCCGCGAATTTACGTGCCCAAGGTAATTTGGGTTCCAATAGTTCCCCCGTTGTTAACCGCCAAGGAATTCCTCTCGCCAATCAGAGCATTGCCGTCTGCCAGCCCCTATCCACTACCGCAGCGAGTGTATCCAATAACCTCGCCACACTGACGATGGTTAGTAACCCTGTGACTGCCGGGTTTGTGCCGGGGATGACTATACTAGTGGCCGGGTTTACCGGGTCAGATATATTCTTTAATGCTGGAACCTTAACCAATGGGACCATTACTGGGGGTTTCACCATCTTGACTGTATCCCCTACAGCCATAACCTTCCAACTAAACCACACTAATGGCATTGCCTCTAGCAATGGGACAGTCTTACAGGAAGGGAATGGTACCACTACCTGTGGTGGGCTATCCTCTATATTCCAAGACCCCACGCTGAGTGTTCCGTCCACTAACCCGATAGCTAGTGACCAATTGGGGAATTGGAATGTATTTGCCGCGAGTGGCATATATTATGTCCAATTCTACTCCCCCACTACCAAGCCAGTAATGAAGGTTATAGGTGTGGGATTAAACTCTCTAACAGGTGTGGCTCAACTGGGGTTGGGTAATGTATTCACTACATCAAATACGTTTAATAATGGATTAAACGTAAATGGGCCAACCATACTATCGGGAACAGTTTTCGCCTCGACACTAACTTGTGCCTCCATTAATGGTGTTATCTGTGCTGACCAACAGGTGGGTGCTGATGCTTGTGCGAAGATTGCCACGGGGCTTGCTACAGGTGCTGGAATCATTAACGCAACAGGTTTTAGGGGCACACAAGTTTGTGGGGGCGGGTTTACTATCTCTGGGGGGCAGATAGTCCTACTAGCATCAATAAATCTTATAGTTAGTGGACAAATTATTCTCTCTTCGTCAGGGGCACATCTTTACGGGTTTTCTGGAGTTACGCAAATCCAGCAAAATAGTGGATTTCCGTCCAGCACACCTATTATTCAAATTGGCAATGGAAGCACCATAAGCTCTGCGACAGTTGATGGCGTAACCATAAACTGCAATGGAGGGTCTAATAGTATTGCAGGAGAAAACCAGAACGGGCAAGAACTTTCTGGCTTCTTTAATGTTATTGTGCAGAATTGCACCAAATACTCGCTGTGGTATGAAGGCTCTGGCGCTCAAAATTCCAGCGGGCGTGGCTGGGATATCCTACCCTCTGGAGGTGGTGGTGGAACTATAGGGGCTTACATCCACAACGTGCCGTCATTCCGTGGTATACAGGATGCCACATTCAACACCAACGATGCCTCTACTATCGGCAATCAGCTTGTCCTTGATGGTGTGACGGGCGGCAGCTTAGAGAATATCCATTTCGAGCATGGAACTATTGGAGCAAGTATTGGGCCTACCACGCAAACGGTAGGCGTGACACTTAAGAATCTCTACGGCAATGCTACTGTCCCCACGCTCATCAACGTTGCGAATGTAGCAACTAACCGCGTGACGGCACAAAATATAGTGGGCAATGGTTCTGCTACAATCCTGAATGATGCCCTGAATAGTATCACCGATACCAATACGCTCATTAAGCTGTACGATTCTAATGCTGCCGGATTTGCTCCTGTCTACTACGCTGGTGGTCAGATAGTGAAAGCCATAGGCAATAGCGTGGCTCTGACTGCTGACTGGACTTGCGGGACAGGTGGTACGGTAGTTTCCTGCACGACCGCCCAGATTATCGGGTCTGGTGGTGGTGTGCCGCTAACCCTCACACTTCCACTTGCTACACAATCCTATACATTGACCTGTGATGGCGTTGTAGGGCAAGCAACCGGGGCGACAGCGAATCAGTGGAACCTCCTGACAGCGACGAATGGGGCTGTGAATATTACGGCTAACTATTCGATGGGCACTGCGGCAACGGCCTCGGCTTATGGAGCTGTGACGGACACAGCCTCGATAACAACGACGTTTCAGATTGCACCGAACTGGACTCTTGGCGGCACGGGGACTAAGATGCCCTTTCATATTTGGGCTAGGATTGAGGGTGCTTCAGTTAGTGGGACAGTAGTTTCACTCCAACTTGTAGCACCAACTATTGGCGACTTGGTGACAATCTATCGAGGGTCATCATGCACAATCTCCTAAGTGTAATGATTACATTTAAGGGTGGGGAATAAATGAGAAAAGCCCTTTTAGCTCTCATGCTTATGTTGGTGCCCCATACCCTTTGGGCACAACAGGGTAACTTTCCTCCAACCTCTAGTGGCGGTGGCACCACTATCGTAACGAGCAACCCAGCAACGTGTACGGCTGGGCAGACGTTCTTCAATACGACTACCGGCACAACGTTTACTTGTAGCGCGACGAACACCTTGACTGCCAGCACTGTGCCGGGAGTGAGCCCCTTGTCCTTTGGGGCCAAATGGGATGTTAAGTTTGCTGGAGACTGTAACTTCGTCGCTACAAGTCAGACGATTTCCTGCCCAGCGGGAGACATCGTATTCACCGCTGCGGACGTGGGGAAGATTGAATTCGGCACCACGGCAGTAACACAAATCAACTCGAATGTGCTGACGACGAATGTGCTCTCGGTCCCATTGGGCACTATCACGGGTTTTATCAGTTCGACGAGCGTCACGGTGTCCATCGCGGCAACGGCAAACTGTACCGCCACGAACGGCATCGCCTGCACTTTCGCTTACGGAACGCAGGACGACACCGCGGCACTTAACGCTGCTGTTACCGCCGCGTGGGCTACTCCGGGTGCCAAATGCTTTCTGCAACTGCCTCCCGGAGCTGCGTTCGTTAGCGCGGCGGCGATTATCCAGCAATCCAACAATCAGTGCATGGGATCGACTACCAATGGGACTCTGGCGGACATCACTTCCACCGGGCCGGTCGTTTCCGGTGCGGGCATGGGATCGACGACGATTATCCCGCTTCCGAGTTTCAACTTTGCTTCCTGCACTGGCGGAGGTTCTGGGATCGGTTGCTTCGGAGGAGTCACCAACCTACACGCCCACGATTTCAGCATCAACGGGCTTGGGCAACTGGTCGGAGGAACGCAAAACGTAAGGCTATTTGAAATTGCCGGAGGCGGCGGAGGAGGTTCCTGCGACGGCGGCAACACGGCTTGGAACCTGTCATTTTCTGGCTTTGCCACTACGACAACTAACTCAGTTGGCTTCACCTTCGGGGCAGGAGACTGCAACGATACCACGCTATGGAACATTAACGTTTCGAGTTTTGGGTCTACTCCATGCAGCGCCGCCCCGGCAAACAATACGCTCAATACTTATGGGCTCATGTGCTGGGGAGGAAATTCCTACACCCTGTTTTTGAGCTTGGCCAACTCAGGCGTTTGGAATTCCTACGGCGGGATGTACATGGGCTCGCTCTCTGGCAGCGTCGCCGCGATCAAATGCACGAATACGGGCGGCGGTGGCCAGATGAACTCGTTTGGCGACACTATTGCCTATGTGAACGTAGCGCCGTCGATTCAAAGCCTCTTCATATGCAACGTTGGCTCGGGGAACTTCAACATCGATGGAGACCAGCTAGTTATTGCCGGTAGCGCTGCGACTAGTCAGATTTTCTTTGGCGGCGGCGGAAACGTCCTGCACATTCGCAACTCGGTTATCAACGCAGGCAACGGAGCCGCCAACAACCGGGCATTCTCCACGTCGGCGACGGACAAAATCTTTGACGATGGCGGAAATACCTGGATTGCCGGGGGTACCAACAGCACGATTCTCGGCAGTTTTATTGCCGATGGTCATTCGCTGAAAGGGGTGTGCACGGGAGTAGCTACCGCTTCTTCCACGCTGGGGCTTTACAACACCGGGCCCAACGTTACCGCCACGACCTGCACGTCAACGAATATCGGGACCGGCTTTTCTATTTCTGGAGTGCGCACGTTGCAGAATCTTGTGGTGACGGCGACGGCTGCGGGAGTAAACGCCAGTTCCGGTGTCGTCACCGTCCTGAAGAATGGGGTGTCCACCACGATTACCTGTACTATAGGGACGGGCACTTCCTGCACGGATTGGCTTCACAGCGTTGCGCTGGCGGATGGGGACTTAATTTCGATTCAGTTCACAACTCAGGCTGCGGATACGTTGGCTGGAGTCAAGGCCATCGTGGAATGGAACTAAGATGAGAAAACTTCTCGCACTTTTAGCAATTCTTGGTTGGCTGCAAGGCTTCTCCTCCGTGAATCAAGGGATGTGCGCGACCTCGGTCGCGATTGGCGGAGGAGCTTTGCTCGTCGGTGCCAGCGCATCTACCACGGTCACTGTGCCGGGCGCAGCCGTGGGCATGAACTGCGAAGCCACTACAGTGGACGGCACGGATATGTTTGCCGTAGGAGCGATACCAGTTTGCACTGTGACGGGTGCGAATACCGTGACGGTTCGCGTTGTGGCGCTCGTGGCTCTGACTCCTGTGAGCAAGGCGTATAATATTCGCGTGAAGTGAAGCTTCACGAGGTGAAGTAATGAAGTCCAAAATTATTCAGACTCTGTGGGGGTTGTCGGGAGTGCTCACTTTAGTTTGGATCGCCTTCGGCGGGGCTATGTATGGACCAAGAGTATTCGTCCTGGCTCCGTGCCTGTTTTGGCTGGCTCTAAGCTTAGTCATCATGGTCGGAGAACGGAAAATAAATTGAGAGGGCAGCGATGCGGAGACTTCTGATTTGCTTGGCGATGTTCTGTTGCGCTCTGAGCCTGAGCGGGCAAGGCGTTGTCACGCCCCTGACCACGCTGACGTTGCAGGTGCACTGGGCGGATGGCGCTAAGGCGTCTGGCACCGTCACCCTTACCGGCAACGGCATAACCGTGCCAGTCACCGACAACAACAACGGCATATATACCGCGCCCGTCGCACTGGTGGGCAACGTGGCCTACAACGTAAAATGGCAATCCGCGAACGACCCTAACGCTGTGTATTTGTTTCCATTCTTTGTCCCCGGAAGTATCAGTGTCAGCGCTCTACCTGCCGAAGAACTTGACCTTGTCTTTTGGCGTTCTACTGACCCTGGAGGCTTTCGCCGTAAGAGTTGGAGGTTGGTGCTTCAAGGGGTAGACCAATGAAAATTCTCTTACTGCTCGCGCTTGTGGCAGGTCCTCACGCTGAGTCTGGCTCTGCCACGTTGCCTGCAAGCGGAAAGCTCACCGTGAAGTTCAAATCAATTTTCCCTGCTATGCCACAATGCCATGCATCGAACCACGCCATGCGCACGTTTTCGCGCGAGTGGATCGAACTCTACGGCAAGCCCGGCCAGCAAGTGGCGTGGAGCTGCGTTGAATGAGCCTCAAGCCCTACGTCCTTGATGGCCCGAAGGAACTGACCGTCAAGGTGCGCCTGACGGAACGTGAGCGGCAAGTGCTGGAATTAACCGTAGCAGGTAAGCAGCACAAAGAGATTGCGGTGCTACTGAATATGTCGGTACGCACGGTTAAGCACTTCACGCAAGTGCTGTATTTGAAGCTAGGAGTTTCAGGGCTTGGTCGAGCGGCGCTGGCGGCTACGGCGTTAAGAAACGGATTGGTGAAATGAACTGTAATGATTACACTTTGAGGGGGGTGTCTTAATGCCTTCTTATGCTAATTCAGGATCAGGGACGATGCTTCCCAATCCGGTACTACCTACGGTCCTATGGCCGGGGGATTTCAAATACGTATTCGGAACTAGCCCTAATCTTCCCGGTCAAATCCCCACCCCTAACGATAGTAATGTAGTAACTGAGGCTGTGGTGGTGGGGGAACGCAGTATTGCTGTGGCCCTTGCCCCCCGTCCGGGTGGAGGTGCCCCCCCTGGAGTACAGGTACAAGTCATAGCCTCTGCTAACCCTGGGGCTGCGGAGATTGACGTGCAAGATGCATCTGTGGACGCGGATGGTGCTTACCTCACCCAGACTACCTCTGCTGCATACAAGTTAACTGTGTGGACAGCCCTTGGGGATGGTTCTGGGAGATTCATTAGCACCACTGAGTTACAGCCAGAAGGAACGCAGTTCATATCTCTGAAGGTTATTGCCAATCCCAATGCTGTGACGTTCACCGGGAAGGTCACTTACATATAATGGATAGAGCATTCCAAGAGGCTGAAGCCACCTTTCTTAGGGCGCAACGGGGGGAGCCTACTGTCGAGGCTACCCCTATGGGTCCCGATAACCGGGTGCGCCGTAGTGACCGCCCCCGCAAGATTAAGAAGTTTAGGCCAGTCATGGAGCTACGTAAAGCCCACGAAGCCATTAGCAAACTCAACACTCAGGAATTCTTCGCCAAGCTATTAGGCGGGGGTGTTGAAGAGGCTATGTGGATGGGCTTTATGACTGGCCGCACCCCCAAGATAGATGAGTGTGGGTATCTTGTGCGGGATGAGAAGGGCCAAGTCATCATGGAAGAGATAGAACTCAACCCTATCTCTTGGCAGGCGTTTAAGCGGGCTGTGGAGTACAAGCGGGGTATGCCCTTGGTCACTGTTGAGGATAACACTGAAAAGGGTAATAAGACTGTGGAAGTCATTATGATTGGTTCCAACCCACAGCTATTTAGGGAGCAGGCTGAAGCTCAAGGGCTATTGGGTATCAGGAAAACTGAGAAATTGCTCGAATTAGAAGTCCCCAAAGTGTAATGATTACACTTCCCAAACCGTTCCAAATCAAGTTACAGCCTAAACAGGCCCTGCTTGATTGGCTCATGGACAACTCCAAGTCCTCTTGGCTAGGCTATGGGGGGTCCCGTGGTGGCGGTAAATCAGGTGGGATGCGCCGCATCATGTTGCGCCGCCGCCTTCAACACCCTCATACGAACGGGCTAATCCTTCGCCGGGTATGGGATGATGTTGAGAAGAACCACGTCAATAAGATGTGGGAAGAATTCCCCGAACTCCATGAATACTACAAGGTTCAGTCAAAGGTAATCGAACTCCCCGAACAGTTAGGGGGAGGCCGCATCTTCTTTGATGGGGCTGAGAACGAGACTGACGTTAAACGTAAGGCATTTGGTCCTGAGTATTATGATGTGATGACGGATCAAGCTGAACAGTTCTCTGAGTTTGAGTTGACTCAGCTCAAGACGATTTGCCGCTGGCCCAATACCCCAGAGCATTCCTGTAAGTTCCTTATGGGATTCAACCCTGGAGGGCAGGGGGCAGCCTTCTTACAGCGTATCTTCTACTTGAAGGAGTACCATGAAAGGGAAACGCCAACTGACTATGCCTTCCTCGCGGCATTCGGGTGGGATAACATCGAATGGTCTCGCGCTGCTCTGTCTGCCGATGGGTTCCCAAGTGACTGTCTTGGTAAAGAGTGTGGAAAGTGTGCATCCTGTATATATTACTCTTGGTCGGATGAGAAAAGATTTGAGTATTATATTACTCGAAGCCAGTACGGGCAGGAACAGAATCGTCTCCCAGCCCACATGCGGGCAGGCCAACTCTTAGGAGACTTCAAGAAGTTCTCTGGGCAGTACTTCGCCAACTTTAACGAGGCTGTCCATGTCTGGGACCTAGAAGAGATTATCCGTAAGGACCATTGGCCCATATGGGGTGGATTTGACTGGGGCTTTGTTCACTCCTCTGTGTTTCTGTGGCACACCCAAGCCGGGTATAAGGATGATGATGGCAAGTTTCACCGCCTAATCATCACCTTCCGTGAGTTTGTAACTGACCACATGAGTGAGCGTGCCCTCGCGGAAGAGATTTGTGCTATCAATGATGGCCTACCACTGCAAAATATCTATGGTGGGCATGACCTTTGGAAGAAAGAGTCTAACCGTAGCACCAAAGAAGCCGCTATGTCTGAAGTGTTCCGTAGGAATGGTCTACCTACTATGAAGAAGGCCACGATTGACCGGGTAGATGGCTGGCGATTCCTTCACAGAGTCTTGGATGAGGGCGAATGGATCATCACCCGCAACTGTAAGAATGCTTGCCGCGCCATCCCTAGCGCCATTGTGGACGATAAACACCCCGGTAAGGAAGAGGACATACTCAAGACCAACACAACGTATGATGATGTGCTCGATTCTCTACGTTACGGGGTCTATTCTGAGTATGCGCCCAAGGCTGAGTCTGATAATGTGGTGTTCATGAACAGGGTTTCCCACCTCAAGGACAACACCAACCGAGCTATTCAGCTTATGAAGCTGAATGCCGAGAGGGATAGCAAATTGAGGACTGCTGGCCGGGTCAATACCCGTAGCATAGGCCGAGTTAGGAGATATGGGACGTGAAGTTCCCTCTTGTAACCCGCTCCCACCATGAGTCTGTGGTGAATCTCCTCACCACTAACCTAGAAGTGCGAGCAGAGCTGATTTTGGAGATGAAAAAGGTTACTGCTACTCAACGGGATGAAATTACTGCCCTGAAGCTGATTGTGGCTACTGGAAAGTGTAATGATTACACCTCTCTTACCCCAGAAAAGCGTAAAATGCCTGATCCTGTGCTCCCGTCCCGTTCTGGGTGGAGAACTAGAGCACAAATGTTGTCTGATACCACTATTCCAGTTAGGGATTCTGCTGAGGCGCTCAAATTGAAGGTCCAAAAAGAGGGAGGAACGGTATAATGCCATTCCATCAAGGTAAGTTTCGTGGTTCCACGGGAGAGAAGGGTCCAAAGCCTACCCCCACCCACAGTTCAATGGATAAGACTAAGGAAATGGTTCATGGGAAGCCCCAAGAGCCTCATGGCGGGGGTAGCACTGAGGAACACATCACCAAGACTCACCCCGGTACTACTCAGCCCCACCCTGAGACTGGGGTGCATGCTTTCCATGCCAATCATACGGGTGGGGGCAAGTATACCAGCCACACACATCACGATGGTGGGCAGGTTGAGTCCCGTCAACATGAGAACGCAGCCGATATGCACTCGGCTATGCATGAGGCCCTACCCGCTGAGGGTGGTGGAGAGATGGCTGGCAACATGGCCCCAGATGATGGGTTTGGGGAGTCTTTGGGGGGCATTGGCGGCAACACGGCTGAGGGCTAGGCCCCCGCGCGCTGGTCTCTCTCGCCAACAGATTGATTGTAGAATCAAAATTTCTGTTTGTCAAGGATTATTTCAGTGGGCTTAGGTCAGCCATTCATGCCAATACCGCAGTTTAGCCCTAGCAATCCCTACTGGCAGGACCCTCGCCCATTCTGGCCGGGATTTGCTTCTGAGTATGTGCCCAGAATGAGCGCCAGAGATTTCCTGTATGCTACCACTTGGGAGATGTGGAAGTGGGATGTACAGGGAGCTTACTGTGTAAGAGCGGCAACACAGTTGACAGCAAGGTTGAATTTCCGAATCGGGTTACTAAATCAAATCAAGGAGATACGCGATTATGCGAAGTTTTACAAAGCAGGTATCAGTACTGCTTGCTGGTTTGGCGCTGGCACTCGTATTCGGACTGTCAGCTCCTATCGCGCAAGCACAGGGCAATCCTAACACTCAGGGTCAGAGCACTCTGACTCACGTTGGGGGTGTTTACGTAGCCCGGAACTATAGTTTTTGGTCTATGCAGATTAACAATCCCAACTCTGTCCCGGCTGCATCCCCCGCTTCTTTTATTCTGAGGCAGGGTAGCTTCACCATGCCGGATGGCCGGGTAATGATACCGTTTGTAGGTGAGATCGTTAACATTGGTGCTGGTACTACACAGGAACTAGTCACCCTAACTGCTGTCTCAGGGTGTTTCCAGAATGCTCCTGTGGATTCCTGCTCTATTTCTGGTAACACTGTTAACGCTCATGGCCGTGGGGATCAAATCACCTCTGGCACTAACGGTATTGGGGAAGCACTTGGGGATGCCGCCAACAATGGGGGTGGGTCTGTATATTGGGAAGTGGATTGCGGTGTTGGCACAGTCATTAGTGGAGGTGCTACCACCACTATTGCCACATGCAAAGCGCCCCAAGCCTTCACCAACTTTGGTAGCTCCGTGTTTGTTAACACTACGGTTACTACCGCCACTTCCTATAGTGTGGGTATCGTTGGTGCTGCTACTGCTTTTGTGACCTCCTGTACTGCCCTAACCGCAGGTACCAATTGTTCTCAGTTTGTGAGTGCCCCCGGTAAGACCGCAATAGGCTCAGGGTTTGCCTCTGTTCTAATCACCCCTAGCACTACTCCTGGGGCTGGGGCAATCCATGTCAAGGTGTGGGGATGGACCGCAGCCCAGTCTAACTTCTAGCCATGCCTTGGAAGTCTACAGCACAAGCCCGATGGGGTCACAGTCCAGCGGGTAAGAAAGCCCTTGGCTCTAAAGGTGTGGAAGAGTGGGATGCTGCCACACCTAAAGGGTCACTAAAGGGAACTAAGGGTAGTAGAAAGAAGACTTGGGTTAGTGTGGCAAGGGGTAAATAGTGGCTCAAGTCCGTCCCATAATGCACTTCCCCACTGGAGGGGATGGGCTATTCAAGGGGGAAGGTGCTGACCCTATACAGGAAGAACATCTCCGTATGGGGTTTGCTAAGAAGTTCCAGTATGCGGACACCCACTGTGGCGACCCTAGGGCTTATGACCCCAAGGGGGACTACCTGTGTAGGGACTGTAATATGTTTGTCCCGAATGGGGAGTGCCTTCTAGTATTTGGGGCCATAAGTGGCACTAAGGGTAGTTGCCGCCACTGGGAAAACAAAGACGCTGGGGATGCCGAACTAGACTTTGCCAACAAGATTAGTAAGGATATGGCAGGGTATGGGGAAACACCCCTAGATGGGTTTGGCTGTAAACGGTGTCAGTACCGTAAGGATGCCAACACGGATTCTGTGGGTAGGGATGACATCTGTAAGCAGGGTAACTTCCATGTGTTAGACACAGCTTGCTGCGCTCTAAATAACACCCCCAAGATGAAGATTGACTTTCCTGAGACTGCCGAACAGAAGGCTATCCAGAAGAAAGCTGACTCTGATCCAACGCTTCCCGAAGGGGTGAGTACGTGGGGTTGGGCTGTTAGGTAGATGTAATGATTACACTTTGAAAAGGAGAGAGAAATGGAAGAAGTAGAGAATACAGTTGTCGCTGATCCCATTGAGGGGACTGGGGAGATTGGTAATCAGAATCCAGCACCTTCAGCCCCGGTAGTTAAGTCTCCACAGGAATTGGCTGCTGAGGCTAAGACTGCTGAAGAGGCTCGCCTGCATGCTCAGGTCCCATTTGACCCCAAACTTCATGGTGTGGGTGTCCATCCTGCAATGGGTCCCCAATCCGTGACCGAACTATACAAGCTGTTCTTGGCACTTGAGGCACGGGTAGGTGCTCTGGAATCGAAGGCTGGTGGCACTGGTATTCCTGCGGTGAGTGTAGGGAAGTAGATGCAAACGATTGACATGGCAGGGGCACAGTTGACACCGAAAGGGTTTATCACTATCTTTCGGACTGTGGTCAAGGTGTCCCCGCCTAGGTTTCTCACCCTTAGGTTGCATCCAGATAGGTATGATGACATCTACCTCATGGCTGATGTTCCTGAGAGTATCCAAGTGGGTAATGTTCTGGGGCCTATGGGTAAGCAAATCCTGAAGATCAACTGTGTTAAGCCTCCCTTAGGGGTCTCGGATGGTATCACAATAGTTAAGGACCCCAAGGCTGACCCAACCAAATTAGTGTTTGAGCTATATGGAATCTCAGAGATAACCGTACAGAATATAGGCGTATGACTCTCCCGCCGAAAGCTCTGTGTGTCCTAGTCGATATCAAGAAAGAGCTACTTCTCCGAAGTGTAATGATTACATCTACTCAGGTGAAGATTCCTCAGATTGTGTGTAAATCCAATCAGGTCATGCGCCATGCCCGTGTTAAGGGGCCTGCTATTCAACGGATGTATCAGCGAGGTGAGTTGTAGTGGCTACCGCTGCCATACTGCCATCTGAAGTTCCTGATGACTCAGAACAGATGCTCTCTACTGAGGATGAGTCTCAGGAACAGCAAGGGGATTTGTCTCCCACTGAGCAGTACGGCCAGTGGTATGAGAACATCCCCGATGAGCTGAAGGATGTTGTTGTTAAGTTGGCTGCCAAGCAGTGTGATGAGTTTCGTTACCCTCGCCGACTTGAGGTGATGAAGGCTTGGCAGGCCCGTTCCTTCTGGCGTGAGAATCAGCATCTCACATGGAACTGGGAAGGTGAATGCTGGGATGTTCTTGGGCCTGCTGGGGCTAAGACTTCCAGTGATGCCGGTAAGTATGATAGTGCGGTGATGTATACCACCAATACCTTCCAAGGGTTTGGGGAATCCTTCATCGCCATCATTACTCAATCTACCCCTAATGTCCGGTTTGGCCCAGAGGATGTTGAGGAGCCTGCTGACATAGAATCTGCCAAGGTTGCCGATCCCATGCGGAAGTTAATTCAGCATGAGAATGACCCTATCAAGCTGATGACTAAAGCAGCCTACTACGCTTGGACAGAGGGCCGCATACATGGGTGGACTCGTCTAGAGGTTAGCAAGCGCACTGGCAAACCATTTGTCAAGCAGTCGATTGAGGGGGCAATGGAGGTTAAGGTTCCAGTCATCTACGAAGAGGACTGTGAGTATCCTTATCTCCAATACTCAGCTGAGTACCACGTTGCCACTGTCCGTGACAAGGTTAAGAAGCGGGCTTTCAAGGACCGTGACTACTATAAGAAGATTAAGGGTGGGAGTCATGGTAACGGGCAGGATGTATACGAGCGCACAGCCCGCATCTCTGTCAAACAGGGTATCTCCATGCGCTCGGCTGGTGGGGACGCTTATGCCCATCTAGTCACCACCCAAAGGACATGGATGCGCCCCACTGTGTTCCTTGAGGATGAGGTAGAGGAGCAGTACCGGGACCAACTCGCTAAACTCTATTCCAAGGGAGTCTACCTTGAGGTGGATAATGGGGTCTACACAGGCTCCCGTGATGCCACTATGGACGATGAATGGTCCGTCGAGAATATCATGGAGGGGGATGGGTCCTTCCGCAATGGTAAGGGCACCTGTCTAATTTCCGTACAGGAACGGACCAATGATATCATTAATGTCACCCAAGACGTGTATGAGAAAACTCAGCCTGCTTCCCATTGGGATGACAAGCTGTTTGACCTTGATGGGATGAAGCGGCAACGGTCTATGCCGGGGTCTCGGTATGGTATCAATCAGGGTGAGTTACCTGCCGGGGACCAAGTGTCAGGCCATGTTTTCTTTGAGCCTGCCGCACAGGTTAGCCCGGATATGCTTCAGTATCTCAAGGAATTAATGACAGACATACCAGAGTTTCTAACTGGTATCTCTGCCATTCTATTCGGGTCAGACGGGGGTAGTGGGGATAAGAGCGGCAAGGCTCTCTCCATTCAGCAATCAGCGGCTATGGGCCGCATTGGACTCCCATTCCGAGTACTCAAGCGTCTCTACGCTCGTATGATGGAGCAAGCCATTAGGTGTGCTGCCCGTAACCAGAAGGAAGACTACCGGGCTGGTATCCCAGACTCTAATGGCGTGGTACAGACTATCGCTGTCCGGGTTGGTGACTTGGATGGCAATGTCCACTGTTATGCCGACATGGATGAGAACTATCCTGAGAGCTGGGTGTCGAAGCGTGCTACCTACATGCAACTCCTTCAGGAAGGTAACACTGACCCGACTATGAAGGCTATCCTAGCCAACCCTGAGAATCAGAACTTGGCTAAGAGGCTCATTGGCCTTCAGGAGTTGACCATCCCAGATGCAGCCAGTTGGGATAAACAGATGATGGAAATTGGGATAATGTTACAGGAGCCTCCTACCCCTCCAAAGGCGGCTCAGGTCCCCAATCCGCTACAGCCCCAGACTATTGAGACTATCCAGATTCCCCCGCAGAGCACCCTATCCATTGATGCTGACTATGACAATCATGTTGCAGAGTTTATGACTGTCACCATTTGGGTTAATAGCAAAAAAGGGCAGGATGCTAAGGCAGCACAGAAGCCAGGATTTGAGAATATCAGACTTCATGGGCTGTTGCACAAAGCCGAGATACAGAAGGCTATGGCAGCACAGGCAGCAGCCGCACAACCTCCGGGTCCACCTCTGACGGCACCCGCGACCGCCCCACATCATGGGGCACCCGCTGCGGGAGCACATGGGCATGTACCGACAGGTGCTCCCCCAGTAGCACCACCGGGAGGGCCTCCCAAGCCCCCCGGTCAAGTGTAATGATTACACATTGAGCTTATGAGCCATCTGGGAACGGAACCCAGTCTACACTAGTAGAGAAACCGGGGCTCACAGGAGGTAGTAAATGTCAGTCACAGGAGTAACCTCAATAGCTGGGGCAGCCCCAAGTGGGGGGGCGGCAGAAGTTGTAGACCCCAATGTTGAGCTGGAATCAGTAGATACCCCATCTACTGAAGTTCAGGACGATGCATTACCTCCCCAAGAGACTGTTGATGGCGAGCAGCCTCAAGGGGATAAGCCAGCAGAGAGTGTTGTACGGGAAGATGGCCGACTCATCCCAAAGTGGATGAAGGAGCTACAGACTAGTAACCCTGAAGCCTATAAGAAGGCTAAGGCCGACCTGTTTGAGCTTCAAGGCCGCCGCACCATACATCCAACTGCCCAAGCAGCCCGTGAAGAGCATGACTTGGTGTTGTCCCTTGGTGGGAAGGAGGGGGTTGGCAAGCTACGAGAGCAGAGCAAGTTTTACTCTGATGCTGCCAATCAGTTCCTTAAAGGCGACCCAGCATTCGTCAAGGACTTGTGGGAAGAGGATAAGATTGCCGCTGCTCTACATGTCCAACCTATGCTTGATGCCTTCAAGACCCACGATTTCGAGGGGTATCGCACCACTCTTGCACGGATGCAGGATCAGGAGCTTCAAGCTGTAGGGTTTGGGCCTGCTTTGCGTAACCTTATCGATGCCGTTGAGAAGGGGGACAAGGAGACTGCCCTTAACATCTTGGTCAAAGGCCGGGATCAACAGGGTAATCCATCCAACTTTGTCTCTTGGTACAACAGCATTGGGGATATAGCAAAGAAGGCTGAGGACCCACGGGTTAAGTCTCTTTTGGCTGAACGTGCTAAAGCGCGTGATGATGAGTCTAAGTCAGAACAGCAATCCTTTTTGAAAGAGTACCGTACTGAAGCTGTTAACTCCGTCTTGGATGAGGCTGGTAAGGTGTTTGACAGCTTCTTCCGGGGTCGTAAACTGGACCCAGAGGACCGCATGGACTTACTGAAGGATGCGGTCAAGTTGGTTAACCAAAAGATGGAAGCTGATAAGGCTTTCATGGAGGAACGGGACGGTCATCTTACCCATCGGGATAGGCACTCTGCCCTACAACTCACTAAAGCACGCTTCGCACGCGAATTGCCTGATGCTGTCAAGCGCATAGCAAGGCGCTATGGCATGGCTTCAGGCACTCCTGGTAACGGGAATCAGCAACGCCAACAGCAAGCCCCCGGTGCTCCAAAGGTAGAAGCCGGATGGACTGCTGTTAATGCGCGGCCTGATCCGATGGATATAGACCGTGGCAGAACGTCCAATGACATGATCCTCTCGAAGAGGGCCATCCTCAAGGACGGTAAAAAGGTAGACTGGTCCAAGCTGAAAGTGTAATGGATTACATTTCCGGCTTGGCCGGAAAGGACTAAACGTGGCACCTGGAGTAAACAACAATGCGATTGCCTTGCAGATTGAGGCAGTCCGCCCCGAAGTGCCTCTTCTCTACCAGTTGGATAAGACCCTATTGGGCATGGTGAAGAAGAAGGCCAAAGGGCTACAGACGGTCTCATCCCGCGCTTACCGCGCCCCGGTTGAGATTACCGCAGGTGGAGCTATCAACCAGTTCAACCCGGACGGCGGGAACCTGGGGCGTGGCTCTGCTCTCAAAACGGAGGTCATGCTCCTCAATCAGTTCTATTTCAACTTTGCTGTGGAATACACGGCACTGGCTGAGATTGCGACTGATGATAAGGAGAAAGCGGTTGAGAACTATGTCACCCGTCAGATGACCCGCATGATGGAGCAGTTTAACGCTGGTATCGAGGCTCTGTTGGCCTTTGGTGACAGTTCCGGCACCCTTGACACGGTAGTTTCCGTGGCTGGGCAGGTCGTAACCGTCAATAATGCCAATCAGTTCTTTGATAACCAGATTATCCAAGTCTTTACGGCTGCGGGCGTATTGCTCGGCGTCTTCCAAGTACTAACCGCCGACGCTATCGCCAACACCTTGACGGCTGACCCCAGCACTCCACTTCCTGTGGGGATGGCTGCCGGGAACTTCCTATCCGTCAATGGATGTGTTGGCCCATCCGTAGCCTCGTCGTCCCTTAATGGGATCAACACTCTCCAAATCAATTCCAGCGTGGGCAACTACTTGGGTATCCAGCGTGCTGCATACCCCGGTCGCCTTAGCACCCCATTCATTGCTGGAAATAACTCCTTCATCACGCCACAGCGCGGGCGTGCTCTCATCAACTTGGTCCGCACCGCAATGGGTATTGATTCCCCTGATGCGTCCAAGTTCGTGTGGCACATGAATGTTGACCAAGAGGCCGCTATTGAGAATATCGGCCTCATCGTGTCCAACATCATCCAGAATCAGATTAAGGGTGATGCGTCTGAGGACATGCTGAAGAAAACGCCACCCAAGACCTTTGGTGGTCGTCCTATCTTCCCCAACATTCACGCTCAACCTGGGCGCATAGACGGCTTGCCGTTGGAGCATTGGTTCAGGGCTGAGATTCAGCCTTTGGACTTCTATGAAGTCAATGGGCAAACCCTCTTCCCCATTTATGGTAACGATGGAGGGCTTGCAGCTTCCTTCATCACGTATCTATGGTGGGGCTGGAATCTCGCCTCAGAAAACTTGAGGGCTGGTGTTTATAGCACTGGCAACGGGATTCCTACTGGGTACTTCGGACACTAAGTTGTAGCTTACTTGACTTATACTGGCCTCTATGGTATAGAGACTATAGAGGCCAGTGTGAGTCTAAGGGATTGTATGAGTGAACGTGCAGAACGGGAATTGTTGGAGCGGCTAGTAGAGCAGGGGGAGGAAGCCTTGGATTTGCTACGGGCACTTGTTAATTCTCTACCTCAGCCTTTACCAGTGCCTCAGTTAAAGAGTCAAGTGATTATTTTTGGGGCATCCCCAGAGAGCTTAGTTCAATAAAAAAGGAGAAACACATGCCACTAAGAATGTCAGCAACACAGACGGATAAGGTCTTCATCGTGGGCCTTGATGACAACAACAATCCAGGAGTCGTTCTACTCCCCGGTCAAGTTGTCACTGTGACCCCCGGTGACACTACGGTAATCGTTAAGGCGGATGCCTCACCTCTGCCGACTGATGCGGACTATAAACTGGCGGATGGCACTCTGATACCGAAGGGCACAGCAACGCAGTTTAGCGGTACGATCTCGTTTGCTTCAACCGCCGCGCCTAATGCGGCAGTAACGGTAACAGAAAGCATCAAGAACGCAGACGGCACGCCAGTTAAGGATGATACCGGAGCAGTAATCGCAGACTTGGTGGACACAGTAACTATGGTCCCCGGCCTGCTCAAGAAGGAAGGCGAGTTGTTCGGCATACCGGCCTAAGTGCTTGATTCACTAATACTAGAAGGGGGCTGCGGCCCCCTTCATGTAATCATTACACTTTATGCCTGATACAATCATAGAAAAACGAGAAGTCCCCGCTTGGGTAGAGCACATCATCACTAACCGTGGTGGACTTAATCCATTTGGTAAGCCCAACTTCCGTGTGATATGGGGCGGGAATCGTACCTATCTTGTGGGTGGAATGTTCAAGAATGTTGTCACCTACAAAGATACAGGTAATGAATTTGAACATCTCGCCCCTATCGAGTTGGCTATAGTGACTGAAGTAGCAGAGATGCGGACTTTGCTGAGATACCACCCCTTCCGTTGGCACCTAGAGCGTTGGTGTGGCCCCGAGCTATATGGGTCTCCTGAAGAGTGGTACCGTAACACTTGGGACAGCGAAGCTAAGCTCCACGTCATGGGAGACTACCCTACTGAGGGTGACTATGAGCATGTGTTCTACTTGGCTGAATGCTCCCACATGAAGCCCGAGGATACTGATTGGTGTATGCCTTGTCAAGTAGGAATGGGTGAGTACATCCCCCTCGAAGAGAATGTCCATATTCTTGAGCGACAGATATGGGCACTGTTGAAGTCCCAAGACGTGTCCAAGAGCGCTGAGATGGCTTCTCTCTTTATGCGTGAACATATCAAGCGCAACATTCGCAATAAGGTCGTAGGGGAGCGGGTACGTGGGGCTATGCGGCCCAAGATTGCCACTCAGCCTACCAGTTGGCAAGACGGTACTCGGTGCTCTGTGCCTGAAGCTAAGATGGGCCGCACCCTTGTTCTTCCCCGTAATAAGCAAGGTTTCAGTCAGTCAACGGAAGTGATGCCTAATCAGAAACAGAAAGAAATAGAGGAGAACTAACATGGAAGCTAATCAGCAGTCTTGTGTTGAATTACCTGTGGCTGGGGCAGATAGGGAAGTGTGGGTTAGAAACCAAGTCCTGACAGCTATGGAGATGGCTGTTGCTCTCCGTAAGCAGAGACAAGTCAGAGCCGATGAGGATGCTTTTCTTGGGGGGATGTGGGGTGTTGCTGAGGGGGCATCCATTGAGATTTTACGTATCCTTGGATTCTCCACGCACAATCTTGTAAACCTCAAGGGTTCTCATCATGCCAGTGCTGCCACATTGGATAAGATTCTCAATTCGGGGGACAATGTGGATGTGACCATAAATCGAGACGGTAGCATTTCCGCTCAGTAGTCAGATGTAATCCATTACACTTTAAGAAGAGGAGAAATACCGTGCCAAGCAAGAATGAAATTGCTGCAACCCTGTCCCGTGGTGAAGCGGCTAGGGCTGGTGTCCTTGATGCCAACCAAGCTAGGGAGACAATAACCACTAACTCAAAGAGGATGTATGGGTTCACTCGTAAGATGGTACCGAGTGACTTCCCCACAGAGCCCAAGCTATACATCTACTCGGTGTCGGAGTACGGGGAGATCGTGAATCTTGGCCCTGGCTTTCAACAGTATGAGGTGCATGCCTGCCCTGAAGACAAGAAGTATGGGGAGCCTTGCGTGGTGCTCCCGTTCAACTTCTTCGAGGAAGCCAAGGTTGACGTAACCGAACATACCTTCACCAGTGGCAAGCAGATTGTGGATGCCGTCTTGAAGATTGGCCCCGGCATGAATGCGGGGATGGACAAGCGCCGACTGGGATGGTTCGTGTCTGACCATAACCCTCCGGCACAGGAAGAGATTGACCATGCTCTCTCCCTCTACGGCGCTGAGTGCAAGAGGTTATATTTGGAAGCTAATCGTTATGCTACTTCTGGCAGGCCAGGAGATATGGATGAGATTAACGAGATGCATCGCCGTGCGGCTCGCTTCCTTGGGCAGACCGTATCGTGGGATAAGCCTCAAGAGAAGATGATTGACTGCCCCGGCTGTAAAGAGAAGGTTCGAGATGGGGCTACAGTCCATGCTACCCCTTACTGTGGGTATGTGTTCAACTGGTTTGTGGCAATTGACAACGGATTGAGGTCATTTGCACAGGCCCCACCGGACGTACAGCGAGCCTACAAAAAGGCTAAAGAGGCTGAGAGGACAGACCAACCTGAACAAGAATAATGCTTGACAAGGTTAGGGGGTATGTGCTAAAATCGAAGTTATAACAACAGACAAGCCATACCCCTACCTGAAGGAGTCCACCCGTGCCGGTTGTCCAATCCAGTGCCTATGTCTCTCTTGAGAATGTGACAACTCTCATTCGAGCCATAGCTAATGACATGATCTTTAGTCCTGCTGGTGAGATACTCACTGATACGGCCAACTTCATGCTACCGCTTTTGAATGACGCACTCGAATGGATGCAATCGGAATTAGGTAATCATGGAGTTACAACTTTCACCAAAGAGACCATCATCACCCCCCTCACTCCTTCTCAACTACCAGTTGACCCCGGCGCTAAAGTTAATTTCAGTGACTCTGGTTACTTCGATGGAGTGGCTCTTAATACTAACCCCCAACAGTTTGTGCCCCCCGACCTTCTGGTGCCGCTATTCCTGTGGGAACGGCAGACAGGTAGTACAGAGGATTGGGTAGAAATGGTAGAGAGGCCAGATGGGTTACCTTCCGTGCTCCCTAGCCAGAGATTTAGGATATGGGAGTGGAGACAGGACGCCATCTACATGCCGGGGGCCGTACAGGAAAATGACATTAGACTCCGCTATACAGGCTCCCTAGCTCAATTCGTCTCGGCTCAGGATACCCTGTACTTCAGGGGGGCTACCGGGGCACTGGCCTACTATATGGTTAGCAGCTATATGGCGAGCAAGAATCCACAAGCCGCACAGATGGCTGAGACTAGGGCTAATGAGCGCCTTAACCAAATAGCCACCCGCTCGGCTCGCATGAAGCAAAGAGAGCCGATAACTAGAAGGTCCTATGGCAACCCGCAGAATGGGGTTTCATTCATACCCCCTCGGAATCCCTAGTTTCAGATGTAATCATTACACTTTACAGGAGGCATTAAAATGGCAATAACCGTGTTGGGCGCAGACGGCGGGCCGTTCGATCAGTCTAGCATCATGTCTGTGGGGGACCGCTTCATTCGTATGCTATGCCGTTTGGTCCTCTCAGGTAATTACGTCACAGGGGGAGATACACTAGACTTCACCAACGGGGGAGGTAGTGCAGCGGCCCCCAATGCTGTCCCCCCTGCTCAAGTTAGGGGGCTTGTGTCGGTAGATGTCCGACCTATAAGTAAGCTCACTACCAGTTTTGCTGCTGCCGCTGGGCAGTATGAGATTATAGCCCCTGGGGGTATAGTTCCTGTACCCCTATCAGCAGTCAATGCTCTAAAGCTGAAGCTCATGTTAGACATCGCCGTAGAGTATGCTGCTGGTGCTTATGGGGCTGATGCTCTAGGCGACTTTGTCCAAGCTGAAGTGTATTGGTTGAGATAGAGTACTGCTAGTACCTATCTGCCTTGAAGTGTAATCATTACAGTTTGGAAAGGGTCCAATGGCGTCTCCTGATGCTGGCAGCGTAGACTTGCCGATTCAGACCTTTGGTGGGCGTGTTACACAGTATGGCCCACAAAGTCTACCAGTGGGGGCAAGCCCGTTTAACCAGGATGTGTCCTTCTCTGATGTAGATGCCGCTGGGGAGCCTATTGTTGGGGGTGTGGCTTCCCGACCTGGAATGGGCACAGGATTCTACGCTGCCCCCTTTGCTGGCAACCCTTCTGTAAACTACCTCAAGACCTTCATAGACCTAGCTGATATTTTCCACCTTCTCTCCCTAGATAGCTTGGGCAATGTTCGAGATGAATCACCCTGCCCCACCGTTCCTGGTGTCCCCACCATCATTGGTACTGTATTAGCCAACTGCATAGCCCAGTCTGACAGTCTTCTAGGGAGGGAATGGCTTGCCATATCTAACTCTGCCCATATTGGATTTGGGTTAGATATCCCCCGACAATGGAATGGTCAATTCTTTGATAGAGTTAGCCAAGTGGGGCCGGGGGCTGGCCCTGTTGTCACCAACTTCTTACCTCCTCCTGCTACAGTTGAGGGGACTGGAGCTGGGGGTGCTGTAAATATAGTGGCTGCCCCCAATGGGGCTTTGACCACAGACCGTATAACCTTCACTATCAATCTACCACCCCCTAGGGGTGGACACCAAATTACCTCTTATTTCACCACAGCTACTATCACCACCACTGCTCCTCATGGGTTTGTTGTGGGACAGGTTGTCAACATTGCGGGGGTGACTAACCCTCTATTTAATGTGGTTGGGGCAACTATTACTGCTGTACCCTCCCCTACGACATTCAAGTACGCTCTTTTCTCCTCTGTGTTGGTGCAGAGTGGAGGGGGTACAGCCACCCCTATTGCGCCATCTCTGAATTTGATGGGCAATGTCGTTCTCGCCGAGACCTTAGCCCCACATGGATTTCAGCAAGGGTGGTCTGTAGTCATAGGGGGATTCGCCGGGACTGCCGTAGGTGGAGCTATTGTCTCTGCCACTCAACAGGATGATGTTATTACCATAACCACTACCAATCCTCATGGCCTATCCCCAGGCACTGAAGTCATCGTGGCTGGGGTTACAGACACTAGTTATAACACCCCAAATGGTATAGCAGTAGCATCCACCCCCACACCGACCACCTACACATACATCCTCCCGAATGGGACGGCTACTGTAGCCTCGTCTGGGGGCACTACCACGGTGCCTTGGAATGGCACCTATTCGATCCTCAGTACTCCAACCCCTTCCAGCTTTACCTATGCTCAGGTTGCCCCCAACAATCAGACTAATGCGATTGGTACAGCCACTATTGTAGGGAATGTCACACCAGGCACCCATCTAGTATCAGTGGCCTACATTACTAGAGAGCAATACATCACCAAACCATCTCCACCTACCACATTCGTAGCGAATGGTGGACAGCTTCTCCAACTGACGCAGATTGCTACTACCAGCTACCCCAACATCATAGGCCGCATACTGATGTTCACTCCCGCCATTATTGCCCCAGCCACTTCCGGTCCATTCTTCTACTTCGACGGACCTGTGCCTACTCCCACTGCTGGCACATTTGGCTCAATGGTCATCAATGACAATACTACGACCTCTATCATCATAGACTTTGCCGATGCAGTACTTGAGAATGCTGTCTCAGCCACCAACCTATTTAATCTGTTAGAGCTTGGAGAATGCTCAACCTTTGCTGCCTACAATGAGAGACTATTCGCCTGTGGGGAGAGGAACAAGGTAACGAACTTCGTCAATCTCCCCTTCGAGGGCGGATTCACACCCGCTGGTGTCCCTTTAGGTTGGACAGCCGATCCCAACAATGGGGCTGGGGGTAACTCAGCTATAGCGCAAGGGCAGACTCCCTACTATGGGGATGCCTACGCTATCCAAGGGGATGGAGTTACAGCCATTAGGGGACTGATTACTCAGTCAGCATTTCAGGACTATCTTGGTGTGCCCATCATAGATACTGGCACAGCCTATAGTGTCAGATTCAGGGCTTCTTTCGGCACTACGGGTAATGCTACACAGGGCAACCTAGTGGTAGAGATATTCAGTCCTACAATGGGTAGCTTAGGGCTGGTGACTGTATCGTTCAACCAATTGAAAGCTACCTATCAGGAATTTACACAACCTCTGATAGCATCACAAGTTGCCATCCCTCAAGACTTACAGCTTAGAGTCTACACTAATGGAACTGTATCTAATGGCAAATTTTTCCTAATTGATAACATAGAGCCGTTCCCCACTCTGCAACCCTACATTAACACTACAGTTCGAGCCTCCTATGCTCTGGACCCAGAGAGTTTTGACCAAGAGACAGGCGCTCAGATAGTAGGGGCAGACGATGGCTACCCAGTAAGGTCCATGTTCAACCTACTAGATGGCAAGCTTTACTATGTCAAAGAGTTGGGGTTATATGCCACACAGGATGATGGGCAGAATGAGCCTGACTTATGGCCCATCGTGGAAATATCGTCCACTATGGGTACCGGGTCTTGTAGGGGAGTTGGGATAGGTGAGAGCTGGGCTATTATCGCCCACAAGACGGGAGCCTACATCTTCTGGGGTAGTGAGCCTGTCAAGATTAGCCAGGAGATTCAGCCTGACTGGGATACCATCAACTGGAATGCAGACCAAACCATTTATGTCCAAGTGGACACTAAGAATAAGCGTATCCATATTGGTGCCCCTGTAGGCAATGCCGTGACTCCCAATGTGGAGTTTGTGTTGGACTATGCACAACTGGCTAACGCGGAGGGGTCTGTTAGCGCTCAGGACATCGCATCCCACCCACAGGCTTACTATTCTGTGTATAACCCAACTAAGGTGGTAGCCCCCGGTAAGGCCCGTAAATGGACAATTTGGAATATCTCCATGAACTGTGCGACACTGGCGATTCGCAGTGACGGGTCTTATCACTTTTTGCGGGGGAATGGCACGGGGACAGGGAAGGTCTATGACCAACTCCCATCTCAGACTTCAGATGATGGGGTAGCTATCAATAGCATGTATCAGACGGCATTCCTACCTCAGATAGAGGATGAACAGGCACTACAGTTGGGGAGTCACCGTAAACTGTTCAAATATCTGACTGGGTATGTTACCGGGTCAGGGCAACTCAACCGCTTCATGTATGGGCCACAAGGGATGAGAGGACTGCAATTGGTTCCCCTGCCGTTACAGAATCCCGCGCCTTGGGATTTTGAGTCTAATACGAATTGGGTAGGGGAACGGGTCTCCTATCTGTGGGGCACAAATGCTCCTACATCATGGTGGCATGTCACTAAGTGGTGCCCAGTCTTACAGCGCGAGCTGATAACCCCAGTGAGGGGGGTTGCTTAGTGTAATGATTACATATGGCTACTAACCCAAAACAGCAATTACTCCATATTGAACAGATTACATCAATCAGGAGTAACCACGCCCCTACCGCTGATGCCATAAGCAAGATAGTGGACTACATTAATAAGAACGTCATCCCGGCCCAAGGCACAAAGGTACAGCCCAAGCAATGATTATACGTGAGTACACTGACACTGACTTGGACTGCCTCAAGGACCTTCATAAGCGGTCTGGGTTTAAGTACCCTTTCCCTGATGTTGCAGACTTCTTCTCCCGGCGTGTAGTGGAGAGTGGAGAGGGTATAGGGATGGTAAGCCTACTGAAGCTCACTGCTGAGGCTTACCTTATCTGTGATCCCGATTGGCGCACCCCAGCTTGGCGTATGGAAGCCCTTAACCAGATACAGATAGTAGCCAACCATGATGCCAAGGATAAGGGTGTGGTAGAGGCTGTGGCCTTCATACCCCCCAATATTGAGAGCACATTCAAGCGGAGACTAAAGCAGATGGGGTGGTCCCGTAATAAACCGAGTTGGCATTCATACTGGAGACCCGTGCTATGAGTCGTTCAGCGACTAACGAGGCTAAATCAGCACAAAGCACAGCGGCTACTAACGCATCCCAGTATGGCGCTAATGCTGCTGGCATGTTGGGTCCCCTTAGCACTCAGGCTAGTAGCCTTATTGGTTCCCAAGGCTTTGACCCTACCACCCTATCTGCTATCACCAATGCTGGAATGGGGGGAGTCAATGCAGCCTTTGGTGGGGCTGCTGGACAGATTAATAGACAGGCTGGCCGCACTGGTAACACAGCGGGTACTGCTGGGCAGCTTGATACCCTAGCCCAGAACAAAGGTATTGCTGGTGGACAGGAAGCCGGGAATATCCAGATACAGAATGCTGACTTTGCTAACCAGCAGAGGTTACAGGGACTTAACCTACTTAGTAGTTTGTATGGAACTAACATTGGTGCTCAGACTGCTAATGAGGGTATTCGCACTGGAGACATTAATGCACAAACGGCTGCTGGGCCGGGGTGGATGCAGAACCTTACAGGTATCTTGGGGGCAGTTGGTCAAGGTGTAGGAGCTGGTGTTGGTGCTGCCAAGGGTTGCTGGATAGCCGCTAAACTGTGGGGATGGTTTGACCCCCGTACTACATTGGTTAGGGATTGGCTATACTCTAACTACCAGACTCTTGGGTGGGTGTACTCCAAGGTTGGCCGGATAGTTGCCAAGAGCAGGTTAGCTGTGACCCTACTGAAGCCAGCATTCGAGTTTATGCTTAGGAAGGCTCAACATGGCAACTGAAGTTGATGATGAATTGGATGATGAGCTAGACGAGCAGGGTAAGCCTAAGAAGCCTCCTCAGCCTCCACCACAGGCTATTGGGACTCCCATCCAACCTACTACGGGTGTGTCTTCTCAGCCTAGTCAGTTCCAAGATATTAGGCCCATCATGCCCCAAACCCAATCCCCTTCAGCCATATCCCCTATCCAAGCTCCCGATATGGGTACATCAACTCCCTCTGGTAACGGGTCCATAGGGGGGTCTATTGCTCCTGCCCATGTGCCAGCCCCCCGGCCTGCTGGTGAACGTGCTGAGGCTTTGGCTACCCAAGGACCCCCCGAATACCACGGGTGGAACAAGTTCCTCGACACCTTGGGCCGGGTCACAGCCCCAGGGAGGGCCATTGAGTCCCTTGGAGGATACGGGACACTAGGCTATGATACCCGGCTAGGTAGAGCAGAAACACAGGCTCAGGCTGAGGAGAAGCAGATAGAGGGTGGGGAAAGGGAGCGCCAATCCCAAGCCCAGCTTGAGGAAACACAGGCTCGTACTGGTAGGGAGCAACAGGCTACAGAAGCCTCTAAAGCTGGTATGGAAAGTGTAATGATTACACTTCCGGGGGGGCGTCAAATCACAGTTCCTAAGAGCCAGCTAGGGCCAGATGTGCGGGCTATGATAATGGAGGAGGGGGCAGGCCAACGGACTCAGGAGACTAACAAGACCCGTGAGGACATAGCCACTCAGACGAATCAGACTAGAGAAAACATAGCTGGAGCCAAGCCCCAGCCTCATGTCATCACCATGCAGAATGGCAAGCCTCATGTCATGGAGAGGGACCCCAAAACTGGACAGTACTCCATAGACCGTGGGGAAGCCCCTCCCAACTATGCTAGCACAGCCCCCCAGACTCACACAGTCGAACTGCTGGGGGATGACAATGTGATGCATAGGTTCCAGTTCAATCCCCAGACTCAATCCTTTGATAAGGATATGGGCGCGGCACCCACAGGGCAGGCAGCCCACCAGATATTCCAAGCGGGGGCTATTGAGCAGTTGGCACCACAAGTCATTGCTGATATTAATGCTCACAGGGAAGTATTGGGTAAGCTGTCATCCTACTATAAGCAATGGCTGTCTGGTACCCCGGTGTCGGACCCAGTAGCCTCTCAGATGATGGCTGAGTTGATGAGCCTAGCAGCTACACAGCCTGCCCTACATGCCTTCCGTTCAACTAACGCTATGGAGTCCTTCGAGAAGTTGATTGGTGGATTGGCCAAAGACCCAGACTCTATGATAGCCACGATTCAAGGGTTGATGAAGACTCCACAAGCCTTCACTAATCTAGCACACGGTACAGCTCATACGGGGGGTGGCGGGGTAGAGCAACACGAAGAGGGTACCACTAGGACTAACAAACGCACTGGTGAAGTCCAAACTTGGACAAAGGGCAAATGGCAGACAACAACACCACGGCAGTAGCAGATGATGAGTGGGAAGTAAAGCCTCCACCTAAGAAGGCTGGTGGGGAAGATGAGTGGAGTGTCAACTCGCCTACTCCACAAGCTCCTAATCCTGTGACTGGGCAAGGCATGGAACAGTCTGCTATGCAGCAGGCTCATAGCATGTTCGCGCCTACTGAGGGTCAAGGATACTATGATGCAAGAGGAATTCATGTAGCTGGCCCTCACGGTGAGAAATTATCCTTGCTAGATAAGGCTGGGGCAGACCAAACAGCTCAGGAAAATAGGCATAGTGGTTATGTGCATCATGCTCTAAACTCTCTTACACCTTTTACTAACGCCTCAATGGTTCTGGCTCCTGCATCCGGCATTGGTGAGTCTATAGCCTCCAAGGGTCTAGGTCCCACTATTAGTGCTGTGGCTAAACCAGTCATACGTACAACATTGGGAGCTGTGGGAGGTAGTGCTGCTGGTGGGTATGGGGGTAGAGAGCTAGGTAAGATAGTAGGCCACCCGGAAGAGGGTGCTCAAATAGGAGCTACTGCTGGTGGATTGGTGGGAGGGCTGTTCGGGGGAATGAATAGGGAGCCGCCAGAACCTGCTCCTTTCTCTAAGGTATCCACATCCTCTGGGCCTTATAGGGGACCATCGTCTGTCCAATCACCATTCGAGGTTCCAGCAAGTTCGTCAATTAGACTAAAGCCTCGTATAGCCCCTGGCCCTTCGATCCCTGAAGGTGGACTACCCGGAGAAAGTACAGGGCCATCCCTATTTGAATCTGGGGCTGGGCCTGATGCCAAACGGGTAGGGAATGAAGGTAGTGCAGCCCGTTGGACTAACGAGAGAGCACAGGAGTTGGCTGGCAAGGGAAATCGGCAAGCCATTATGACTCTTGGACGTAGAGGTATCGAGGCACCCCCTAATACCCGCTATGTTATGGGGGACCAAGACTTCGACCGGGTAACATATAACCCCAAGGAAGTCACCCACTTTAGCCCCACGGGCGAACCTATCAGGGAGATGGAAGTCCCTGAGAAGGGTAGCCGCTCCCGTATTGCTGCCCCTGCAAGTGGAGTCCAAGGAGCCAAGGTCCCCATACCCGCTGAGGCTGTGAGATATGAGATAGATAAGAATGGACTCAAATGGGCTATCCGAGGTGACTATCGGGTGACTATACCCAAGCGCATCCCAGAGGGTGACATCGAGAGTTATGCTATGGATAAACTCAAGGAGCAGGCAGACATCCATAAAAGTATGGGTGGTAAGGACATCACTTTCTAGCAAATGTAATGGATTACACCCAAAACAAATCCTGAAATAACACTTGACAACCTTTTTGATTCGTGCTAAAATCGAAGTTAGGTGGCCAAACAGAAATAGGGGGCCGTGGTGATGGGGGGTGGGTTGTGGTCTACAGCAAAGCGGGGTTAGCCCTCACAGAGTCTTTTGAGGGTGTGAGGTTAGTGGCCTATCAGGACCAAGTTGGCCGATGGACGATTGGTTATGGCCACGCAGAGGGTGTCCATGAGGGTGATACCTGTACCCAAGAGCAAGCAGAGCAATGGCTTGAACAGGATGTGCAATGGGCTGAGAGTGTTGTTAATAATCACGTCACCATCCCACTAACCCAGACCCAATTCGACGCTCTGGTAGACTTCGTGTTCAACGTAGGGTCTGGTAACTTTGAGCATTCATCCCTACTTGAATTGGTTAATACGGGGGACTTCGAGCAGGCTGCCCAACAGTTCGAAAAGTGGTCACATGCCGGTGGAGTGGTAGTGGCTGGGTTACTACGCCGCCGTATAGCGGAGGAACAGGAATTCTCCGGTAAGTGAAGTGTAATGATTACACTTTGGTCTAAGGTGAAAAGATGAAATTAGCTTGGCAGCCGTGGCTCTATGGCCTACTCGCTGGACTCATTGGGGGTGGGGCTGGTGGAGTTGTAACCGCAATCTCCGGTATCGTGGCGCTGCCCGGTCAAGTGAATATCCATGACGGCTTCCACTCGTTTCTCATGCTGTTCTATGTTTCCTTTGCGATGCACGGGCTTATCTCAGTTGCCTTCTATCTAAAGAACAGCCCACTCCCGGCAGTTTTGGATGCTAGCGTAACGGTAACGACTACAGCACAACCAAGCTCTAAGCCTCAGACTACAACGACCACGGTATCGACTGGGGAAGTTAAGCCGTGACAGAGAGTGAGAAGACTGATGTACTGGAGGCCAAGCTGAATGCGCTGCGGGAACTGGTAGACGAACGGGACCATCGGTATGAGGACCGCTTCACAGCGATGGACGAGAAGACCGGACTCGCGTTGACTTCTAGCAAGGAAGCTGTTGCCAAGGCCGAGACTGCCACTGAAAAACGCTTCGATAGCGTTAACGAGTTTAGAAAAACACTTGCGGACCAAGCCAGTGGCTTCATGCCAAGGCAGGAGTACACATCGAACCATACTGCCTTGCAGGAAAAAATGGAGGCCATGAAGCAGGGGCTGGATAAGGAAATCGCCAGCTTGCGGGAGTCTCGAAGTCAAGGCGAGGGCAAGAGTTCAGGCTTTAGTGCTTCATGGGGGATTGCGGTCAGTATTACGGTTTTGGCGATTGCTCTTATCGGGTTGCTTTTGAGAGTGAAGCCGTAGAGGAGCGAAGGGGACCAATGGACTTAGGCCACATAACAGAAACGGTACTCAGCTCGACGGTGCCCATATTTATCTTCATGTGGGCCAATCGCAAGAACGCTAAGGCGGACAACGATAAGAAACACGAAGAGAACCAAAAAGCCATCGCCAACATAAACGCGGAGCGCCGCTACCTCCCTGCCCACGGTCATGCGGAACGAACTGGGCCGCTTTGCGCCGAAGGAATTACGAGAGGACCTGACTTGGGGAATCGTTGATGAGGAAGTGTCCAGAATGTGGGAATCAGTTTCCAGAAAGCAAGGTGGTGGCTATCGAAGTCAACATAGGTAAGCCACCAAAGGATTCTGAGTTATGCCCCGATTGCATAGACAAGTTTAAGCGGCAGATAGCAGAGTATCCCAAGGACAATATAAAAGGAGATTGACATGGCATACATCTTTTTGATTCTAGCAGCAGGTTGCTGTACACTTGCGTCGTTCTGGGGGCCGGGGCGACCGGCTGGCCCTTGGTATAGCAACATCCACATTGGATGGGCAGGAATGGCCCTGTATCTGTGGAGCATCGTCATTAGCCAACACCCCCATTGACAGATATGAGTAAAGTTCTCAATGTCTTTAAGCTGATAGCTCTAGTGCTACTGTGTGTGATTCTGGCCCCCATTGCCTACGAGTCTTGGCACCAGCGGGCTGCGTTCGAGAGTGATGTGCGACGGCTATCAGCACTCATTGGCAGAGCAGAGCAGACAATGGATAATTTCAAAGAGGCGACTGACACATGGAAAACCGCGAGCGAAAAACAATCCGAATCCACTACCTTTGCCCTCTCCTCGACAAAAGAGACGCTTGCGTCGCTTAATTCACTTGTAAAACGGACGGATGTCTCATTGAACGAATCGGTGTTGCCGAATTTGGCAGCAGCCGTCAACTTGGGAAGCCAAGACCTATCGAAGTCTCAGGCCGACCTACAAGCGAACCTAAAACAGATGCTGGCGACAACGCAGCAGGCGCAAAAAACACTGGTTGACGTAGACCGCCAAGTAAGTAACCCTAGCGTGCAAGCGTCCATCGACAACCTCGCCACGGCCATGAAGAACGCCAGCAAGGCGACGCAGCATCTGGCAGGAATAACTAAGGCGGGAGAAGAGACCGCGCAGTACTATGAGAAGCGGCTAACTACACCACAGAGTTTCTTTAAGACGTTGTTACAAGCGGTTTTGCAGTTAGGTTCCCAAGCACGTATACTTTTCGACAAATGAACAGGAGAAAATGATGAGCACAGCACCACCAGTAACACCAGCAGTCACCCCCACAGTTCCAGTGAAGCATGTTAGCTGGTTGAAGCGGCTTGGTAGCGCCATCTACGTTGGTCTCAAGGATGTAGTTGGTCTGCTCTCCAATCCAGCAGTACAGAAAGTGGAGATGCAAGTGGCTAACGTGGCAACATTGCTTCTTCCGGCTGAAGGCCCTCTCATTCAGACCTTTCAAGGTATCATGGGCAAGATATTCCAACAGGCAGTTGTGAGTGAAGTGGCTTTACAGAATGTTGCCAGCGCCACCTCCAATCCACAGAAGTTGGCGGCTGTCGTAGGCTCGATTGGCCCAGAGCTGGATCAGTGGGTAGCTAATAACTTCCCCGGCTCTGCTACTGTCAGTGCTGAAGTGAAGGCTGGGCTAGTCAATGCCATCGTAGCATTGCAGAATGCGATTACTGTGCCGCCAGCATCTACACCAGCACCACCAACAGCGAAGGCGGCTTAGAGGTTCCCTTCCGGTTAACTCCTCGCCGCGCAATGGGAATATGGGCTGGACTTCGCTCATGGGTCCAGCCCATTCTTTATTTGATATTGACTATTGACAGGTAGTGAAACCTAGTCTACTATAGGTAGGCTATGAAAAGGCGCATTGGAACAGACCTAGAATATCGCCCTGAACGATGTATAGCATCGAAGCCTACCTCTTACTCCGTCCTCTTCTGTGAACGATTCATCAACCTCAGTACCATAGCCCTCTACACTGGTATCAGTATCTCCCACCTATCCATGCTGTTCTCTGGGAAGAGACAGCCCTCCCTTAAGTCTGCCAAGCTGATAGCAATGGCTCTCAGGATGAGTCTCGAAGCATTCGTGCGTAGGCTTGAAGAACACACCATGAATGTGAAGCCTTACCTCAAGCGGAAACCCATAAAGGGGCCACCTAAAAAAAGATTGCCTCAGCCTGAAAAAGTGCTTGACACGGTTTCACCGGGAGTGTAACCTCCTTACCATGCCTAAAGTGCCTAGCCCCACAGATTGTGGACTGCCAACTAAGTTTTCCCACTGGCGGTCCAACCAAGAGCATTCCATTGGTGTAATGATTACATCTCCGAAGAGGTTCATTGCACTGTCTGCCCCCACTGGCTTTGGCAAGTCTCCAGCCTACGTAGCTTATGCTCTCCTAAGTAAGAAACCCACCTGTGTTGTGACCAACTCCAAAGGTTTACAGACTCAGCTCATGGATGACTATGCGTCCTGCGGGATGGTGGACATACGGGGCCGGGGCAACTATCCGTGTGCTCTACGTGATGATTACTCCTGCCAAGAGGGGTATGCTGCCCGCTGTCCCTACAAAGGGTCCATCAACTGCCCATCGAGTCAAGCCGAGATGCGAGCAGCATGTTCACCCTTAGTTGTCACCAACTACGATAAATGGATTAGCTGTAGCCGTTCCCAAGGGGATACGTGGCTTGACCACTTCGAGCAGGTTGTGTTGGATGAGGGCCATGACGCCCCGGATGCATTGGCGCGGGCTATGCAATTCGTAATCACTCCCGACGATATAGAGAAGGTCCTTGAGTTACCCTACCCAATGAAGACTTCTGAGTTCGGGTCATGGAAGGGATGGGCTTGCAACGCCAAGATCATAGCTGAGGACAAGATGAAGGACTGGCAGCACAGGCTCTCTTGCGAGATGTCCCCTAAAGGGTCATGGGTCAAACAGTTCCTTCATATCAAGAGATTGGTCAAGAGGCTCGCGGTTATTGCTACCGGGCGGCATGATAACTGGGTAGTAGAGGAAGTGGATAGAGGATTCCAGTTCGATGCCGTCCGGTTGGGGCAGTATGCAGAGGGTGTGCTGTTCCTTGGGAAGCCCCGCGTCATTATCGTGAGTGCTACATTGCGCCCCAAGACCATGCAGATGCTAGGGCTATCCAAGGACCGCTATGACTTCTACGAGTTTGACAGTGACTTCGATTCCAAGCGGTGCCCCATTTACTATATCCCCACCATGCGGGTAGACGTAAGGGCAAAGGACCTGAGTCAACTGTGGGTTAGGTTAGATCAGATAATGTCCCGCCGTGGGGACCGTAAGGGTATCATTGACCCTATCAGCTTTGCTCGCCGGGATGAGATTATGGCTGCCAGCAGGCATCGAAATAGGATGATGACCAATCAGCGTGGGGAGTCCATCACTCATGTGCTAGAAGCATTCAGGGCAGCGGGGCCGGGGACTGTACTGATTAGTCCTAGCGTAGGGACTGGATATGACTTTCCAATGAAACAGGCGGAATGGCAGTTCATAGCCAAGGTTCCATTTCCTGATGGGAGGGCTAAGATTCAACAGGCTAGGCAAGCGTGGGACCCTGAGTTTGGTGCTTATGGTGCGATGCAAAGCCTAGTACAGTTCTTTGGTAGGAGCATGAGGAGTAGAGACGATAGGTCTGAGGGATTTATCTGCGATGGGCATTTGGAGTGGTTCTTGCCACGGTACAGACACCTTGCTCCCAAATCGTTCCACTCACACTTTCGCATGGTCAATACCGTGCCACAGCCACCTGAGGCACTGTAATGATTACACTTGGTTCATAGTAGTAAAATTCAAATCAGAGGAGAAACAATGGCAACACCAATCAGAAAGACAGCATCACCCCCTTCATCGGGGTTTAACTTTGGTGATATGACCGCGTACAGCAGTGGCGGCGTATTACCTGAAGGCGATTATTGCTGGACGGACCTTACTGTTGAGATGTTTCAACCCACCAAGCAGACTGGTGAGAAGGTTGGTCCGGCCAAGCTCGCAGTCAAGATAACCCTAGTTCCACTTGGCGGTGGGGAACCCAGAGAGCAGCACTACTCGCTGGGGACTAGTGCCCACCAATCATGGCAGCCTAACCCAGAGACGGGCAAAGGGTTGGTTGCTGTTCCTGGTGGACCCGGTACTCCACCTAATGCCTCAACCAACTGGGCCTTCCTCATCAAGTCCCTATACGACAGTGGACTCCCACAGGGTATCCTCAGCGATGACTTGTCGGTGCTTGAGGGCATCCACGTTCATATGGCTAATGTCCCAGAGCCAGAGGAACGTAAGGGATTCATGTCGAAGACCGGAGAAGCTGGGGAGACTCAGGGTCCCAAGACCATTGCTGTTGTCACTGAGATTAAGGATGACGGCAAGCCGTGGGAAGGGACAGGTGGGATTCAGGAACAAGCCCCAAAGCCCAACGGGAAGGTTCCGACCGCTGCCCACGCTGCGGCCACTCGCCCCGCAGTGTCGCGTACTGCGAATGCACCAGCCTCGACTGCCCCTGCCGCTCAGTCCGAGGACACTGAGACTGCTGCCATCACAGGTATCTCTTCTGTGTTGGAGCTACCCCAGTATGCTAAGGGGGTAGGGAAGCTCATCCTTCGCACCAGCACTTTCAAGTCCGTGAGTACCACGTATGGGCAGGAAGTAGCCCAGAAGGTTATCAACACTTTCTTCAGTTCGGATGACACACTCAACTCAGTTCTCAACCCGCTGGGCTACAAGGTTTCAGGACCTACAGTAGTCCCAGCGTAAGAGGAAAGGAAGGGGGAGGAATGGAAGCTGTCTGTCAAGACGTTGAGCTACTCGTGCCTCCCCCTTCTATACCCAGAGGTAAAGGGGTCCATGTCAGTGGTATCATCCGGGACATAGCCCTCAGCACTGGGGTCCTCAAGTCAGATGGGATAGAGGAACCTAGCATGTCTGATGTGAGGATGATAACAGACCCAGTAGCTATCCTTCGGATATGTATTGGGTTAAGTTGGGAGGAATACTATCTTGGAGTGTTCCTCAAGAGGAAAGGGATACTCAAACATCCGGGGGAGATATGTGTTGATGGCATCTACATGCAGCCGGATGGGGTAGAGAGAGGTGTAATGATTACACGGGTCCATGAGGTGAAAGCCACCTATAAGAGCATAAACACTGTGGGTGACATGAGGGGCCAATGGTTATGGCTAACCCAAGTGAAAGCCTATTGCAAGGGGCTGAATACCACCTACGCCAAGATACACGTCCTCTTTCTTTGTGGTGACTACAAGATGCCCATACGTCCGATGGTGAAAGAGTGGACATTAGAGTTTACACAGCATGAGATAGATGATAATTGGGCCATGCTGCGAGACTACAGGGATTATCGGGAGGGGCGATGTATCTCACAGATTTAATCAGTGGGGAGACATTTGATAGATATCACGATAGCCCCCCTACTGCTGAATTTACCCTGGAACAAAGGAAGAGACTCAAGTCTTTAGTTGAGGCGTTCGTAAGATGCGAGCATAATTGTGGCCCGTGTATGGCTGGTGCTCCTAGTTCAGAAGTTAGAGCGGCTGTCATCCGTGCCGAGATAAAGTACTTCGAGGGGTTTGCTGCTCTCTTGGACTACCTAGTACATAAGGCTACCACGGATAAGGTCCAATGATTCTACCTGCAAGTTTCGCACGGGATGGCTTTCTCCCTATCAACCAAGTGAGGAGCAAGAAGCGCCACATCCTTATAGGCACAGAGGGTAGGTCTAACACAGGTAAGACAGAGTTTGCCCTATCTGCTCCCGGTCCTGGTATTGTCATCTGCATAGATCGCGGGTTCGATGGTATCTTTGATAACCCTAACCCGCCTAAGACTCGCCGGGATGACTATGCTTTCAAGGTTATTCCCATTCCCCTTGCCACTCAAGTCGCACAGCCTGTGTACCTTGAGTATTGGCGAGCCTTCTATGAGGAGTATAAGAAGGCATTGGCTAACCCAGATGCCCGTACTGTGGTACTTGATGGGGACTCAGACTCATGGGAGCTACAACGGTTAGCTGAGTTTGGCCGATTAGAACAGATTCCCCCCATGCGTTATACGGCTGTCAATGCTGCTAGGCGGGCTATGATTGCTAGGGCATTTGACTCAGGGAAGGTTGTCATATCCACTAACAAGCTCAAAGATGGGTATGACTCCAAGCTGGATAACACGGGTAAGGAAGTCCAGATAAGGACTGGCAAAGACGTGAGGCAGGGGTTTGCAGACCAAGAATATCTCTACCAACTACAGCTAAGGCATCTACACAATCAGGAGACGGGACAGTTCGGGGTGAGGATTCTACGGTGTAAGAGTGATACCACCTTGCAGGGATTGGAACTATGGGGGGCAGACTGTAACTTCTCTAGCTTAGTTCAGACAATTTACCCGCACATCTCTTTGGAGGAGTGGGGCTATGGTCGATAGGCTCCTATCCACTGGGTATGTCCACGTTGACGGTGAGCAGCAAGTTAGTGCCCTCTATGAGGTGTATAAGGACCTTATGGGTAAGGGTCATGCACTGCACTATGCCGAGGAGACTAGGGAGAGGAAGCTGCTAGGGGCCTCACTTTACCACTACAAGTCTTGTGTTATATGTCAACCGAATAGAGGGATTCCAACATGATAATCATCGACTCACGTACAGGCTCCAAGGAACTAATCCCGTACCTTCAGCGAATCTCAATGAATGTGAAGATTGAGAAGGTTACCTTAGAGTTTGGGGATGCCTGCTTTGAGGGGAATGGGCCACAGGGTAGGATTTGTGTAGGGATTGAGCGCAAGTCCTTATCTGATATTTTGAACTGCATAGACGATTCTAGATTTGCCGCCCACCAGCTCCCCGGTATGAAGGCCATGTATGCCTATAACATTGTGATGATTGAAGGGGTGTGGAAGCCCGATAGCGTTACAGGCTACCTCATGGAGTGTATCCGTACCCTTGAGTGGCGTCCATATAGGTACCGCACACAGATGACCCGTTATTCCAAGCTCTTTCGGTTCCTGTTGACGCTACAGATAGCTGGGATAAATGTAATCATTACACGGGACATGGAGCACACTGCGTTCAATATCCTTGAATGTTATCACTACTTTCAGAAGCGGTGGGAAGACCATACCAGTTTACTCGAAACACAGAAACTCAACATGCCATCACTCAATGGTAGACCATCACTGGTGAGAAGGTGGGCATCGGAGTTGGATGGCATTGGTGTGAAGCATGGGATGGCAGCAGAGAAGCTATTCCGTACTCCCTATGAGCTGGCATCCTCAGATGAGGGGGATTGGATTAAGATTGATGGGGTGGGAGCTAAGTTAGCCCGATCTATTGTAAAGCAGATTCACGAAACGGAGTGATGTAATCATTACATGGACCGTTGCACCCTATGCCCTGCAAAGCACAATTTGGTGCCCCCATCGGGGCTGGAGGACAGTCGTGTTCTATTTATTGGTGAGGCTCCTGGTAAAGATGAAGATAGGCTGGGTCAACCTTTTGTGGGGAAGACGGGGGAAGAAGTCAACCGGCATTATCTTCCACTCGCCGGACTCAGGCGGGAGTCCGTTCGTTTTGATAACGCCATCGGCTGTTTACCTGATAGACCACAAGGCCGACTTGATATACATAGAGATACCGATAAATCCCTTCTCCTATCATGCAGCTCTCACGGCTGCCTTGAGAGACTTGGAGAGACAAATGGCAGAGTTATAGTACCTATGGGAGTACTAGCCTGCTATGCGCTAGACCCTGACATTAACCTTGAGCTACAACATGGCATCCCTCTTGAGACTAGCTGGGGCACAGTGTTCCCCATGTACCATCCAGCCGGTGGACTCCATGAGCCAAAGAAGATGCTCATGATCCGCAACGATTGGGTTAGGTTGGGGAAGTATCTCAAGGGCAAACTCAAGCTGCCTGTTGACACTCTAGGTACAGACTATCAGGAAATAGGGGCAGATGACCTTTTGACAGACTACCTCGAATGTAATGATTACACTCGCCCACTGGCCTGTGATACGGAAGTCACCCGAAAACGTGAGCCATTCTGTTTGAGTTACTCAATGCACCCCGGCACAGGCCGATTGATAAGGGCTGAGGATAAGGATGCCATAGAGATATTTCAGTGTTTACTCAACAGGTGGGAAGGACCCATACTGTTACACAACTGGCTATTCGATTCCCAAGTGGTAGAGAAGATGGGGTTAGTCTTTCCCCATAAGCGCATCATTGATACGATGGTGAGAGCCTACCACTTGGGCAACTTACCACAAGGACTCAAGGCTCTGGCTTACAGACTGCTAGGGATGCAGATGCAGGACTTCGATGACCTAGTGACCCCCTACTCTACCCCTCTATGCTTGAGCTATCTGCGAGAGGCTGTCAACCATGAGTGGCCTAAGCCAGAGGAGCAGACAGTACGGGACCCTGAAGGGAATTGGAAGCTCTATAAGCCACAGAGTATGGGCACCAAGCTCAAGAGGTTCCTCACTGAATATCAGAAGCACAATGACAAGGATGTGTTTCAGGCATGGGATAACTGGGAGGATGACCATAAACAGATTGAGATGGTGTGTGGCGAGTGGCCGGGTAAGAGCATACAGCATGTGCCGATGGACAAGGTCATCACATACGCCTGCCGCGATGCCGACTCGACCTTGAGGCTGTGGCCTGTATTACAGGGGATGACTAGACAGGTTAGGCATAGGCTTTCGGAGCATTGGGATGGCTAGACTATACGGAGGAGCAAGATTATTGGGCAGTGGGCCATCAATTAAAAACGTCCAAAAGATTGATTCGATGGCGACTCCCATGATTCTCAGTATGGCCAAGACTGGCCTACAGATAGATGTTGACCACTTCACCAGACTAGAGAAGTCTCTCATAGAGGACATGGATAAGTTGACCGAGCAGGTCCACACCCTCACTGGACACTATGTGAACTTGGCTTCCGGGGACCAAGTGAGTGACCTTCTATTCAAGCGGCTAGGATTAAAGCAAGCCCGCTACAAACTGACGCAGAGTGGAGACCGCGAGAGCGTTGAGGATGAAGTCCTAACAGCCATTCAGCATGACCACCCAGTTGTACCTTTGGTCCTTGACCACAAAGAGCTATCGAAATTGCTGGGAACCTATGTCAGACCCATCCCCAAATTGGCTGTTCGCACCAAGCTGGGGACATGGCGAGTGTTCCCCCAGCTATCCGGTACCCGTGTCCCCTCAGGCCGATACGCCTGCAAGGCTCCCAATCTCCTAGCTATCCCTGCCCGCACAGATAGGGGCAATGAGGTGCGAAAGGGATTCATAACAGATGATGGATGGGTCATGGTCACTGTGGATGAGTCGCAGATTGAAATGAGAGTGGCAGCCCATAGTAGTGAAGACCCGACACTCATCAGTATCTACACTAATGGTGAGGACATCTACAGTGACTTCGCTATCTTCGCATTCAAACTTCCTGACAAGAGGTACAAGGATGAGAAGGGCTGGCACTACCCTGGAGTAGATAGACAAGGTAAGGGGCCACACTACCCAGCCAAGACTTGTGTACTGGCCTGTATCTATGATGTATCGGCCAAGGGTCTACTAGAACAGATGCCAGCGATATTTGAGAATGGGAGACCTGTGTGGACTGAGGACAAGTGTCAAGACTTCATCAACGGATTTTATATCAAGTACCCCGGCATTATTAAGGATCGCAGACGATACCATAAGATGGCTAGGCAGTTTGGCTTCTGCTGGGATATGTGGGGGCGCATACTGCATGTGGCCGCTGTGCGTAGTGTTCACTCATGGGTTGTGGGGGCCGCGCTACGCGAGGTAGGTAACTTCCCATATCAAGGTGGAGCTAATGGCACGTTCAAATTGACCATGGGGGCTATGTGGGACGACATAGAGCAGAGTAATATGTTAGATGTAGTACATCCCCTCCTACCTGTGCACGATGAGCTACTTTTCGAGGCTAGAGAAGATGTAGCCGATGAGCTGATAGAAGCTGTGAAATACAGGTTTGAGACTTGTGCTCCATTGAGAGTACCACTGGTAGCGTCTGGGGCTAAAGCTCAGTCGTGGGGGGACCTACAGAAATAATACTTGACAAGGTTTCACTCACTGTGATACCTTGCATGTAATCATTACATGGAGGAGATATGCCAAAACCCTTACCAGCAGCACTCTCACAGAAGATAGCCCAATCCCAATTGGGAACTGGCCCCAGTTTCATCCCACAAGCCCCTAAGCCCAAGGATGAGGAAGAGGTGCTACACCCTGTAGAGGAGTTGATTGGCGAGCCTGAAGACTTGGAGACTCTGAAGAGTCTTGTCAGCTCCCTTTCTATCCCAGCAAAAGAGATTAAGCGGCTAGAGAAGATTGTTGATCCCATACGGGACCGTATCAAAGCCATTGTGGGGCAGTACGGTATCTCCAAGGCGAGGTGTGGCGAAGCTGTGTTGAACTACTTTATGACTCAGCGTAAGACTATCAATGCAACTAAGCTACTTGCAGCAGGAGTGGGGCAAGACGTTATAGACCAATGTACCGATGTTACCCCATCCTATACCCTAAAGATTACGTGAGCGCGAGGGGGCAAGCATGGAGAAGCAGGGAGATCGAAGGTTCAAGGATTGGTGTCTTGCCGAAGGTATTAAGCAAATGCCAAAAGTAGGCGAGCCTCCAGCCCGAGAAGTGCAGTTGCGGGGGCTTGTGGAGAGGGTGATGCATGAAAAGGATTTTGGTGGGGGATATATAAGCGAGATTGGGTTTCTGGATAGCGCGAAACTCCCGTGCAAGAAAGATTGCCTGCGTTGTGCGTTCGACGCAACTCTCGCCCCATCCAAGGCGCAGGACGCGGGGGAGGGACAAGCGCTATGAGCTTAGGCGAGATACATACTAACGGAAACCACGCGCATGGATGCTGTTGTTCAGAATGTACCGGAAGGAGCGCCACGATGGATAGCGTAAAGTACCACATCGTCTGGAAAGATGGCATTCACAGGGGCGAGCCTTTCGCCCCAATGGCTCCTACTTTCAGAACCGAGCAGGATGCATTGCAGGTAATGACCGGGCTTCAAGAGGATATCCCAAGCGTGCGTGACTCGCTCGAAGTCGTTCCCGTGTCAGCGGAGGCTCCAGATGCCAGCCGGTGACTCCATCGTGACGCTGGTTGGGAAGCTGGAGCAGGAAGCGGGTAAGATAGACCGTAGCACTCCGTATCCCAGTCATAACCATTCGCTCGAAGAACAAGCGTTATGTAACGAATGTGGTGCATTCTTCGCCTATCTTCGGGCAGTTAAACAATATCAAGAACAATGTGAGGCTCTCGCCCGCCTGCTGCCCGCGTGGCTCGACCAGCTCCTTGATCTGCGCGATGAGATAGAATATCTACGAGGCTTGATTCATGTAACTGATGTCGAACGTAAGCTCACCGCCCTGCTAGACTCGCCGCTGGAGCCGTCCGTGGAGCCGCCCCGTGCAGGACAGGGGGGGGGACTGAGAGGGAGCGAACGTGACAAGTGAAGGACTCATGATGTTGAATTTGGCGCGTTCTCTGGACCGGCTAAGCGTTGCTGTAAAGTCTCTTAGTCGCGTAAAAGAGGGCAAGGAGCGCGAGCGGGCAGGAGGGAAAGATGGGAAGTGAGCGCATAATTGCGTTTCAGGGAGCTTACCGCTTCCTTTCAAACTTTTGGCCTTGCCGAGTGAAGTGGGGAACGGAGTACTATCGAAGCGTGGAACACGCCTACCAAGCAGCAAAGACCAGTTCTCCTTTAGAGCAGGTGAAGGTGCGAGACTGCGTGACAGCGGGTGATGCAAAACGGATGGGCCGCAAGGTTACGGTTCGAGACGATTGGGACTTAGACAAGCTGGCTGTCATGCTCGACCTCGTGAGGCAGAAATTTCAAGACCCAATGCTCCAACGCCAATTGCTTTCAACGGGAGACACAGAACTCATCGAGGGTAACTATTGGCACGATACATTCTGGGGAGTTTGTAATGGTAGGGGCGAGAACCATTTAGGTAAGATTCTGATGAAAGTACGCTCAGAGATTCGAGGTGCATGTTGACCCCTCCAAGCGAAGAGGTACGGGCGGAGGCGCGGGAATTCGGTTTTAATTTGGTGAATGAATTGAATGAGAAGTGCGGGCTAATTGATTTGGAAGGCAATAACCTTGGCTTTGACGTAGATGAAGCCTACTCGCTAGCAGAACAACGAATCTCGGAGTTCATGTCCCAGCAGCGAGCTGAAGCGGCGCTGGCGGAGCATAAGCAAATATGCCCATTTTGCTGGCAAAGTGTCGGCGCATGCAAACGCGGGGCCGCTCTCGCCAAGGAGGCGCAAGGGTGAGCAAGGAAGTTCTCAAAGCGGTACTTGAGAAAAAATGGAAGCATTGCCAACCACGAGTGCTCTCGCCGGGTTTAGATGGATTATATTTGGTTGAACACTGGCAATGGAAAGATGGCGAACACGTTCGCGTCACTATTGAGCGTATCCGTAAGAAGCGAGGCAAGCAGCCATGAGCACCACGGACGCGGAGAAGAAGGTCGGCAAACTGTGGGACACGCTCGACAAGCAGAAGCGATATGCTCTTTTGGTGAAAGTGTATCCTTCGCGCTCTTGGGAGTTGCACAATCTAGAGGCTGGATTGAAGTGGAGCAAGCTACTTCCTTCCACACAATCCGCCCTCTCGAAGCTCGCTGCGATGGAGGACCGATGAGTAGACGGTCAATTTGGTTGGTCGAATGGCGGCGGCGCGGCTAGTCGTGAGCCGGGCGCAAGGAGGAGTTTGCGAGGAGTGCTCGTTTGGGTTCGATTCCTACGCCGCTGGTCAGTATTCGCGGAAACGAGCATTCCCTTCGCAGGCCCCCCCCCCCCGCAGGAGACGGGAAATCTGTAATCCATTACATCTCAAAGGTAATAAAAAAGAGCCAATCTCACTTTTGAGACTGGCTCTTTTCCTTTTTTGGGTAGGGACTATGCTGAAG